GCATGGTTTTAAATTAAGTTGCGAAGGAAACAATGTAGGAACTAAAATGAAAATTAAAATTAAAAATGACTGACTTGAACATGATTGAATCTATTTTATTAGTAGATGATGAGGATTTATTCCACTTGGTATTTGAAGATGCTTGTAGTTTATTAGACATAACTTTGTCTTTGGAAGCTATAAACAGTGCTGATGAAGCAGAGAAACGATTTAAAAAATGGTTTGATACCGGTGATATATCTGATAAACCAAAATGTGTATTTGTTGACTTGAATATCATAGGATCTTCATTTGATGGTATTGAATTGATTCGTAGAATTAATTTTATGTATGGTAACCATGTAGTGATAGGAATTATATCATCAAGCAATGAAGCTGAAGAGCAAGCTAAAGCAGTACAAGCTGGAGCCCAATTTTGGATCATTAAATCAGATGATATTGAGCCACGATTAGAGGAATTTAGAAAGGATTACCCAGCATATGAGGCTAGAACAGCTTCATTTAAAGTATATAGATAATGATAGTAGGAAAGGTTACAAAAGAACAATTATTAAATCTATACAAGACAAAAAATATATGTCTTGAGGGTAATATTCTGAAACTAATTGATCCTGAGGATGATACTGAGTTTGCTGAGTACTTAAAAGTATGTGCTGATAAAGATAAAGAGAATAGACGTAAGCGTTTAGACATTACTAAACGTATTCAAACTCAAAATACAGAACTCACTAACGCTCAGGAACAAAATGAGAAGTTAATGCAAGAACTTCAAATATCTTTAGCTGATATGGAGACATCTAAAGCACAAATTGAGTGTCAAAATAAAGAGTTGTTGGAGTGGAAGGAAGAGAATGAACAGATGGATATTGAATTAAGGGAAGCATTAAGAGTAGCTGAAAACGCTAAATTATCAGCTGAAAATGACTTAGACTTAATGCAGAAGAAAACTCAATTCGAATTAATAAACAGCATTGTTAAAGTAGCTCTATATATTATTTTAGGTGTGGGTATCGTTACAACTGGGATGTATGTTTTTGCTCTAACAATGGGATTCGACACCACTATCCTTAGCTCAGCCTGGTCTAACATGTTCGGTATATTATTAACCAACTCATTTAGTATAGTAGGTACTATAATGGGGGTTAAGTACGCTTCTGAAAAAAAACCATAATACTTATTTGGCTCCACAGGAACTTGGTCGTACATTTATAGCATAATTAAAAATAATAAAGGTTATGCCACTAGATTTAAACAACAACCAATTCTTAACCGAATCACAGATTCGTGAGAAAGCAAGTTCAATTTTCACAGCTAAAGGTGCACCTGACACCAGTGAAAAATACTCACACATACCTACAAACCGAATAATCCAAGATATGGAAGCATTAGGTTGGGGTGTAGTTGATGCTAAACAAGTTAAAGCCCGTAAAGGCGAAGGTTATCAAAAACACTTAGTTGTGTTCCGAAATAATGATTTATTCATTGAAGGTGAAGATGGTGATGATGTTTTCCCACAAATCTTGTTAACAAACAGCCATGATGGTAAAAATTCATTTACTTTCACTGCTGGTTTATTTAGAATGGTTTGTGAGAATGGTTTAGTAATTTCAACCCAAGAATTTGAGAATATGAGAATCCGTCACTTTGGTTATGACTTTGAAAAACTACAAGGTGTAATCACAGGAATCGTTGCCGCATTACCACTTACAGTTGAGTCAATGAATAGCTTCAAACAAACCCAATTAGCACAAGAACAAATTATCGAATTAGCTCGACGTGCAGTTGAAGTTCGTTTTGGAGAACAAACCCAAAACATCAGAATCGACTACAATGAATTAGTTGAGCCAACTCGCCCTGAAGACCGAGGTACTGACTTATGGAGTGTGTTTAATGTGATCCAAGAGAAAATCACTCAAGGTATGTTTAGTTATACTGCTGGAGCCAAGGTTCGTAAGGCACGTAAGATTAAAAACTTTAAGCAGGATTTAGATTTAAATGCAAAATTGTTTGAATTAGCAGCCGAGTTTGCTGTTGCAGCATAACAGATATAAAAATCTGATTGAAGAGGGGCATTTGCCCCTCTTTTTTTTATATGTATAATAAACACTAAAACACACAACTATGATGAATTTTAAACAATGGGTCATCGATTTATTTAAAGATGAACGTGGCTCAACTTCAGTTAAACCAGTAATCGCGTTACTTGGTTCTTTATTTTTAAGCACGACTATGACTATTAACTCATTTTCTCATGCTGATTTTGCACCAGCTGATAATTTGGTTGATGCTGTATTAATCATAACAGCTATAGGAATGGGAGCTGATACGTTAGATAAATTCTCTTCCCCAAGTAAAAAGAAAAAGGAAGAAACACCAAGTGAACCAGAATTATAATATTCACACACACTAAACAATAAGCCAGGCTTTGCTTGGCTTTTTGTGTCCTTGGTCGTATCTTTATAATATGCAATTAGAACCCACTACAGAACCAAAGAAACGAGGTAGAAAACCACTACCTAAACCAGAATCAGTTGCCGCTGCCAATCCACTTGATGGTGAGGTAGAAGGTACAATACTTGAAAAACTAAGAGCATATTCTAAACAGGTCTTGGTGTTGGATGAGGAAATAAACCATAACCCATGGAGAATGGATTTCAGATTACGACACAGAGAAGTGGTTGGTAGAATGTGTGCTTTAATAGATGAATTAAAATAATGGCAAAAGTAACAATTGAATTTGACCGCGTTGAAGAAGCAGACGAGATTCGTGTGGCGCTAGACGGATGGAAATATAGAATGTTTATCTGGGAATTAGATCAAAAACTTCGCAGTGTACATAAGTATGGGGCTGCTCTCACTGGTAGTGGGGAAGCAACGGAAGAAGAAATGGATGTGTGTTATAGATTAAGAGAATACATTCGTGAGGAACTACGAGATAGTAACCTGACAATAGAGTAAGATGAAAAAATGCTTTGACTGCAAACGAACATACCCTTTATTTATGTTCACCAAGAACCCTAGACCATACCAACGACCTGAACATCAGGGTAAGAATTTAGTATGTAGACATTGTACTTACAAACGTTGGAGTGAGAGTATGTTTGCTTGGGTGGTTAATTCAAGTAATAAATTTGAACGAATTGAATTTAAATCAAAATGGGAAATATTTAAAAAATTATTTTTATGATACCAGCAGCAATTATTTCATTTACACTAGCACTTATACTAGCAGTGTTTATGGTTCGGGGGATAAATTATATGGAGAAAAATCACCCTGACTATAAAGGAGAGGATTTGTTTGATGAAGATAAATTGGAAAAATAAATAGAGGTTATTATAATACAGTTATGAGCAAATTAGATACACTTAAAAAACAGCACTCCGATTTGGACATCAGTTTTATTGATGCATTGTCAATGTGTTATAAGACTAAGTATGTTGAAATGATTATCAATGTCACTAAACATAGATGGGAAAAAGAAGAAGATACTAGAGAGGGAAGTATATATGAATTCACAGATATGGGATTCTCTGAAGAAGAAGCTAAAGAAATACTTAATGGTAAAACATGGGCTGCTCAAAAATTCATGTATGCTAATTTGAGTGAAACTCCATACCGCCATTTTAGGGTAATAAATAAATTTGTTAATCTTAATGAACGTGGCTTAATTGTTAATAAAGATGTTACATCTTATAAAACAATAGAAGAAATGGAGGCACAGATCGCTCTAGCTGAACTTAAGTCTGTAAATAAAGAGTTAGAAAAATTTGTTCTAAAACTTCATGAAGATGATGAATGGTTAATTATAAAACCACTTACATACGAATCATCTAAAAAATATGGAGCCGGAACTAGATGGTGTACAGCTGCTGAAAGTGACCAGTACCAATTTTATGGATACACAGGTCGAGGTAATCTCATATATGCGATGAACAAATACACAGGTTACAAAGTAGCAGCATTCAAGAATCTAGATAAAGATCATTCTCGTGAATTATCATTTTGGGCAGCGGATGATACCCGACTCGATTCAATTGAAATAGAAGCATCAGCTGAAATAATGGATATTATCATTACTGATTTAAGGAATTGTAAACAAAGTAACTATAACCTAGCATCAGATGAGATTAAAAAGATTTATGATGAAGGGTTGCATGGGGGAAAAACAGATACACCTAGACTTAGAACACTAGAGGAAATTAGAGGACTTCGATTTAACAATAGCAGTGGACTAGCCTCAGTATTATATGATATAATGGATAATGGTGAATACACAACTACAACTACTTTAACATCAACCGAACCACAACGAGCACCGGAAGGTGAAGTTACTGAAGCATACAGAGCTCTAGAGACAGAAATAATTAACCATTGGACAAACCTAGAGCAAAATGACCAACAAGGATAAAATTAGAGAAAATGACGAAACTGAATAAGATTTTGAACAACATAGAAGTAGACCTAACAGGGATGATATACAGTGGTCATAAATTAGCAGTACATCACATTGCTAGTGTTATAGACAAGTATCGAGATGAAGAGATAGAGGATGATGAATGGGATTGGGAAGATGAGGAACGAGCTGATATTTTTCAAGCAATGACAGATGATGATGATGAAGATTAAAATAAATTTGGCCTAAGGGCCATTTTTTATTATCTTTACAGCATGATAAACAATTTTGAACAAATAAGATCAATGCTGAAACTAGAACATGAACTTGAAGAAAGTTATTTCTACTTCATCCAGATCATTCAACGTAAAAAGGAAAACCCGGGTTTAGGTTCGAGTAATCGAATTATTCGTTCATATAACATTGACTCGTTAAAGAAGTTTGATAAGAACAAAGATGAAATCATTAAGTTGTGTGAAACTTTTAATGCTCGTGCTTATATTCACTTGAATAGAAGAAAATGGAGTAGTATTTGCCTTGAATGTTTAAGACACAATGCTGAGTTGATTGCTAACAGCCAATATCAAGGCATTAAATCTAGTTTTGAAACTATCATTGGGCGCACCAATGGTGAGTCAAATGCAACCAAAACATGGATTGTTGATATTGATATGAATGATTTGGAAGTTGTGAATAAAATTGAGCGCATTATCAATAATATAGAACCGATTGAAGATAAGTTAATAGCTACTATCCCTACTAAGAATGGATATCATTTGATTACTAAACCATTTGATAGAACTGAATTTACTAAGTACATGCAATTACAAGGTGATGTACCTGATATACACACTGATAACCCAACAATATTATACGTAGCATGAAAATAGAATTAAAACCACATCAAGGATTATGGTTTACAAGTGATACTCACTACAACCATGCTAACATATGTCGAGCAACCACAAGATGGACTGATGCCGATAGTGTGACTCGTGACTTTCCTTCATTAGAGAAAATGAATGAGACTTTAATAACTAATATTAACAAGTATGTTAAACAGGACGATATTTTAATTCACTTAGGTGATTGGTCGTTTGGTGGTTTTGAGAGTATTAAGGAGTTTAGAGATAGAATTATATGTCAAAACATACATTTAGTACTCGGAAATCATGATGGGCATATTGAGAAAAACAAAGACAACATTCGTGATATATTCTCATCTGTAAATCATTATGTTAAGTTGGATTTACGACGCCCATCTCAAAAAGGAAAAGGGCAAGTAGATAGGTTTAGTTTTGTATTATGTCACTTTCCAATTGCATCTTGGGATGGAATGAATGATGGGGTAATACACACTCACGGACACGTTCATTTACCTAAACATTTAAGAGTAGGAAATGGAAAAAGTATTGATGTTGGTGTTGATGGAAATAATTTGGAACCTATTGATTTAGATAGTATATTAAGAATAATGAGTAAACAACCAATTGATAAATTATCATTACCAAAAGATCATCATGTTAAAAGAATATAATATGGAAGATAGAATACAAATAAATGGGGTATGGTATGTTCGTGAACAACCAAACCCAGAACCAGAATTTGAATTAAACATGGATAATGTTATTCGCTTTAGAGGAATATCATATGAGAGTGATAAGTATGTTTTTGAAGCCACTATAATAAGAAAACCTGGTTCAGATTGGGAGTATTATGATTGTGATATTGAGTTTAAAGATAAACGAACCAAACCATGGGTAGAAGATCTTTGGGATAATATAACATGGGTGAAGGGAGTACTAAACAACAATCCTGAATCATTAGTGGAATTAAGAAAAGAAGTATGTCCACAAGGTGAAGCAGAATTTAAAGCATTTTTAAAAGTATTAAAACAAGAAGGATGGCTGTAAGAACATATATTAGAGTAACATACGTAGCAGTATCGGAATGGGGTAAACCAATAATGACTGCTCATACACAAGAGGACCTTAAAGCAGGTTTAGATGAGTACTATGGAATAGGAACAGATCCAAAAGCAAAATATCTTGATTGGACCCCATATGATAGTAAGTACCCAGATGAGTTTGAAGGAACATATCGATATGAAGTAGATGATATGAACGGAGGGTTAGAGCCAGAGGATGTTAGAGTATATTGTATAGAATTTTATCCAACAACAAAATATGAAGTGGATATTCAAAAAGAAGCACTCATTGAACTAACAAATATAAACTTAGAAGATGAAAACTAAAACAGTAGAACGTCTAATGAACGAGACACCAGAGCATATCAAACAACAAGTTAGCGAATATGCTGATGATGTAGTTCAAAACAACGCATCAATGTGTATATCTGCAATACCTAAACATGTTGGTATGTACTGTTTAGGAGGTGAGATTGGATTTTGTATTTGTTTTAAAACTAAACCTAATTGGTTTCATCGTACAATGATGAAGGTATGTTTAGGTTGGGAATGGAAAGATAAAATATAAATTTGGCTTTCCAAATAATTGGTCGTATATTTAAGTATAAATAAAAACTAAATAATTATGGAAAACAAACAAACTGCGGTTGAGTGGTTAGCAAGTTATATTAAAGGAATTACAGATTTAAATTGTGATGAGATAATAGAACAAGCCAAACAAATGGAACGTGAGCAGATTGTAGATGCTTATACGGAATGTTGGATGAATGACGGTGGTAATGGTTTCCATAAAGTGAAAGAAGCGGAATCATACTACAACGAAACATATGGAGATAAATGATAAAACTTGAAATAATACTAAACACACTTGACTACAAAAAATGGTGGTTTGACTTAGGAATATCATTTGTTGATACCAAGTATGCTGTTAACTACAAATATGTTTTAACAATAGGTTTAACATTCATTAGCATTCATATTAGAATAGGGAGGAAAAAATGACACTAACACCACTACAACAAATTAAAGACAACTACTATAAAATGAGTGAAACCCAATTTCATTATTGGATGTCTCAAAACATAGAAACGTTGATGAAACAAGAACGTGAGATGATAGTTAACGCTTATAACAGAGATGTTATAGATGGAATACAAGATTGGTCTATAAGAGATGGTGAGCGGTATTATGAACTCCATATGGAGGGAAAGAGCGGAATTAGAGAATATAATAATAATCCAGTAACGACAACAACAACAACGACGGATGAAAATTATTCATTCGAAACGGGTGTGTAGGAGGATCGGATAGAGGTAACAGAAATGTAGTAGAGGGAACAGACAGGAGGATTAGAAAGAGGTAGCAGAGGGAGCGGGTAGGAGGATTAGAAATGGGTCACCAAGTGTGACCCACCTTAGTCTAAGGGTGGAACGTAGATATGTAGATAGGGATATATTAGAATAGTATGTGGAATGAGGGTGAGATGGTGTGTGGTATAAGGATGGGAGGGGATTAACCCCCATGCCCCGCCCCTCCACTCTCTTTTGTCGACAAAGTATATACGCATGGTTTATTGCATTTTTGCGCGGGGGTAATACCCCTCCCCGGGGCCCCCAAATTTTCTTGCAAAAAGATTAACAAAAGGAACAAAAAGAATATCAAAAAGGATTTGGCTTTTTAAAAATTTTGTCGTACCTTTAGGACAGGTTGCAAGACCCAGGGGAGAGGACTGCGTGGGGGGGGGGGGGGGGGGTGTAACAGTGTGGAGGCAGTGGAGTAAATCAAATGTGGGTCCGGGGACAGTACCCTGTGCGCGCGCAGGAGGAACAGCCTGGGATCCGCAGGAGGATCAGACAGAGGGAGCAGCAGGAGGAGCAGCCTAGGAGGAACGGACTAGGAGGAGCGGACTGGGAAACCAAAGACAATGGTGGGCGCCGTGGCGCCTGTTCTTTTTTGGTATGTAGGTGTGAGTCTATCTATCCGCTCACCTTGATCATTGATTTCCATTCATTACTAGCTTCAGTGATTTTCCGTACCTGCCGAATGTGTCGTCTTCACGAATTGAAATTCCATTATACATATTCAGGAGGAGCAGAAGGAGCAAACAGAAGGAACAACCTGTTTGGCTACCCAGAGAATGTGTCGTACATTTAGAGCATGGAACAAAAACACACCTCTAAAGTAATTCCTAACACTAATATTACAGTAAAGGAATTTAAAAAATTGATTTATGATAAATTCAATGCGTATCCTATGATGCGTATGAATTATCGTGAAAACCAGTTTGAAATTGTAAATGCATTTTATGATGGTGTTAGTATAACTAAAAGTAAATTAACCTCATTTTGTGAAAAATTAGGCATTAATCATGAATTAGAGTATGTAGGATGGACTTTTTCTGAGGCTATTATTATTAAGTTGGATTAGAAATAGATCACAGCTTATTTGGATATTTAAAAAGCGTGTCGTACATTTAGAAAAAATTAAAACACATGACAACACAAGAAATCAAAAAGAAAGTAGCCCAATTAATCGTAAAGCAAAAAAGCGCGTGGGAAGAAACTTACAAAGACAGGGAACCAACCCAGTTTGAGAGAGACACTTACAGGATGTTTGCCGAAGAGATTGAAAATGATATCAAGGCATTGATCCCAGCTAGTGAGAAGTTATCTATTTGTTTAACGGGATGTGCTGAAGGAGAATTATCGCACTACGATATTGAGCATTCGCTCCAGACCGTATTTAAGGCAGGTGAGGGGATCCAGTACGACAGTGAAGGTGGCCAGTTTTGGGTGTACGTCAAGTCTTCACTGGTGCAGCAAGTGTTGAGACACATCGACTATCACTTCCCAGGTGGAATAAACTTAAATGTGGGAGTAAACAGCTACGCTGACAACCCATGGTTCCAGAACTGGACTCAAGCAGAAAAATATTTGAGAGAAAATTAGAAGAGACGTGCCACTGCAAGATATGTGTCGTACATTTACAGCATAATTAAAACACATAGAAATGGATAAATTAAAATTGTTTGTAGAAGAGAATTATGAGAGATTCTCAAATTTAGAAGAAAGCGAAGTATATGAGTTGGATGCTCATTACATAGATGATGACATTGTCAATTATCTAAAAGACAATGGTAGGTTTGACCATTACGGTATCGCAGTGTATTATGTAGGTGAGAGTGACGAGGTGTGGGTTGAAAACATGGATGCAGAAGAAGAAGAAGAAAGTTAGAAAAGACGTGCCATTGCAAAGTTAGTGTCGTACATTTATAAAATAATTAAAAAACATAAACACATGAACAGACAAGAATTAGTAGCAACAGCAACAAAAGCAGGAATCAAAAAAGCAAGCACTATCAAGTCAGTTGTACTTGAAGAAATGATTGCAGAGTTTAATAAACAAAATAATTTAAAAATCAAAATCAAGGTTATGGAACCAGAAGGAACAAAACAAAGAGGTCGTCCCGTAGTAGAGGGATCAGCCCGTCAAGCACGTTTAGCAGCTCGCGCAGCACGCGCCGAAGCAAATGGTGGAATCGTTAAACGCGGTCGCCCAGCTAAGGCTAAAGAGACTGAAGCAGCAGCGTAATGCTGCTGGGGCCCGGTGACGATTGGGCCCCCACTCGGCCGGGTGGTGAAACAGGTAGACACGCAGGACTTAAAATCCTGTTGCCAGAAATGGCAGTGTGGGTTCGATTCCCACCCCGGCTACTAAAAAGGATTGTTATGCTACCTACACCTAGGGTTAGTGAGTAATTTAAAGGGGTACCGTCTGTATACAAGTCAGACCATAACATCAATACAAATGAGGGAGGCCCTTAGGCAAGGCTATATCAGTGGGAACGTACGCCCGCTAGACGAAAAACCACTCACTCATGGGATTCGAAAGCGATGCAAAGCTCCCATTTAGAACCTAGGCCTGATCAGCCTGGGTTCTCACCTTCGGGTGGATGAAGTTGTAAAGTAGGTTGGAGGATTGATCAGACGATATTATATTAGAATATAAATAATTAAATAAATAAGTTATGAAGTTAAATCGTACAGCAAAGCAGGCGTTTTTTACAGCCCGCAAACGTTCAGGTGATGTGAGTCGCATCTCAGAAATGACAGGCTACTCAGCTAGTCACGTTACAAGTATTATGAATGGTAACCGAAATGTCAATGACAAGGTTGCTAACGCGATGTATAGCATCAGTGCTCGTCGCCAGAAGAATAGTGTAGTGGCGTAAGCCTAGCACTAGCCATGTGTGTGTTTTGGGGTAGCGGTTCACAAAGGTGACCGCTACTTTTTTGGCCTTATGTAAGTTTGGTCGTACATTTATAGAAAATTAAAACACATGAGCAAATTTCAAATCAAATCAATCTTCGAGCAGATCGCATTCGAAGTATTTAGCATCAGAGATGTTAATCAAGCAAAACAATTTATTACCGAATTCGTTAATAATAAGAACATTAAAGACGAAGACAAAAAAGTAATAATTGATAATGTAAATGCTTGTAAAAGCATATCTCGAATCCAGAGTTACATTTGTAATTCATTATTGAGATACGAAGGTATGAGTTTAAATAAATAATATTGATTAAGATGAACATAGCAAAACACACACTAGAAGTAATCGAGCGCATTCAAGCTCATGAGTTAATGTCTATAATAATGACTGCTAACACTGGTATAGCTGAGTCAATAGAACAGTCGCGCGCGCTAGAGGATGAGGCGACATCATTCCTAGACATGCGCCCGACAGAGGAGATAATGAAGACGATGTCTATGATCCAAGCACACCAGATGCTGTGTGAGGATGCTAAACGATTTGCAGTAGACGAGCTACAGGAAATAGGTTACTATCTTAACTAAAAATTTGGATCTGCCAGATCTGGGTCGTACATTTATAGCCTAATAAAAACACATAACACACATGAGCAAATTAACAATTCAAAAGCGCGAGACCAGAGGTCGCAAGCCAGCAGCTAAACCAACACCAGCTGCTTTCAACCCAGCATCAATACAGATCTTCCGTGGATCTGAGTTGCATTTCGATCCATCAATTTTAGTACCAATGCGTACCGACACTATGATGGATGATATTTTGAGCACAAACCGTGGTTTGATGCCTGCTACAAACATGATCATCTGTGGTGGTCCTGGATCTGGTAAGACAACATTAGTGCTTGATATGCTAGCTGAGCTAACAGAGCAAGGTTATAACTGCTTGTTTGTAAGTGGTGAGATGGATGAAATTGGGCATTATAAATACTGCCGTCGCATGCCCAAATTCGCTTCAGTGCCAACATTGTTTATCAAGAACTATGCTAATAATTTAAAGGAAGCAATTGAGCACGCGTTTAAAGTAGGGTATGATGTGATCGCTATCGACTCAGTAGCTGAGATTGTAGACATTTATAGAGAAGCTTATCACACAACGTCTGGCTCAGCTGAGACGTGGTTGCTAGATCTTCAAACCAAGCACAAGCGTGGAGAAAATGATAGCGCTAAATACACTTCGTTTATTAATATTCAGCAAGTAACTAAAGGTGGAGAATTTGCCGGATCAAATAGATTGAAGCACATGACAGACTCAATGTGTCATGTAACCAGAGAAAAAGACGGTGACAGCCGTAAAGTGCAATTTAGCAAGAACCGAGATTGCGATACGATTTCGTTTATCAAGTTTAGAATTGCATTCAATCAAGTAGAATATAGTTTGCCAGATGCAGACGATACGGAAGAATAATGTGTGTGTTTTAATTAGCAAATTTGGGTTCGCATATGCGAGCCCATTTTTGTTCATAACTAATATAAGATAAATTTGGAGTATTGAGATTTTGGTCGTACATTTATACTATAATTAAAAACATATAACACATGAAAGATTTATTTGAGCAATTAGAAGAAATGTCAGCCAAGTTAGCTGATTTAAAAGCATTCGCTGAAGCAAATGCATCATCAGAATTTGAGCCATGCTGCAACGGTGAGTGTGAGTGTGACACAGAAGAGCAGGTTATACTCAGACGTGGAGAAGTGATTGAAGCACCTGAAGATGAAGCCGAGATCGTTTCACACGAACTAGCGACCCAAGCTCAGATGATAGTGTTTACTAGAGATGAGCTATTAGAATTCGCTACTAAACTAACTGAGCGAGTAGTAACAGCAGTTAAAGAAGCAGTTACAGACACTAGTATAGATGCTGATGATTTGGTTTCACTAGAGCTAAACGTTTGGAATGGTAACACAATTGACATCGAGTTAGACAAAGACAAGCTTGTCGAGTGCATACACAGTGAAATTGATGATGCAATTGATACAGATTATGATGCAGTTGAAGATGAAGTAACTGCGATTTTAAGTGAGATGTATTCAGAAAGTATAAGTTAGTGTGTGTTTTAATTATAAAGTAGATGTGGGCCTAGCGAAAGCAGGCCCATTTCTATTTGGATACCTGAAATGTTGGTCGTATATTTACAATATAATTAAAACATATAACACATGAAAAATTCAACCGTATTATTATTAGTAACAGCAGTAATGTTTGCATTATGTACATTGCTAATAATTGGAACCCACATGCTGGCAGTACAAGTATTTTTTGGCGTAGTGGATTTGTTTATAATCACATTATTCGCTTTCGTATCAACTGAATCCAAACACTTTAACGCATAAATAACCTTAAACATAATAACACAATGGCAAATAAAACATCATCAAACGGAATCGGATTCGGAACAGTATTATTCCTAGTGTTTTTAGTACTTAAATTAACAGACAACATAGACTGGAGCTGGTGGTGGGTAACTAGCCCGCTTTGGATCCCGTTAGCACTAGGTGTAGTAATTATAAGTATAATAGGTTTTATAGCAATAGCGCTCAATAAAAAATAATACACAGCTTATTTGGCTACGTGAAGTAGTGGTCGTACATTTATGTATAATTAAAAACATAACACATATGACAAACAAAGTATCAAAGATGTGGAGCGAATTAGTAGATGCTAATTGGGAATTGTCCACCATCCCAACCTGGGAAAACATGGAGCGATATAATAATGCTAAGAATGCTCTCATAAATGAGATCGGACAAGACGAGTATAATCGCTTTGTAGATATGGGTCGTAAAATGTTTGGTGTAGCCGAATAACATATTTGGCCTACGGGCCATTCGGTCGTACATTTATAACATACTTAAAATATAACACATGAAGTACACATCCGCAATGCAACAGGTAGTAATGACACTCCAACAATATGGTATTGATAAACCTTCATCACGCCAAGTAGCATCTATTGCTTCAGACATAGGTGAGAAGCTAACCGATGCTCAAATCGACTACATATCAAATAACGTATAACACATATGAAACTTACACCCGCAGTACAAAGAACACTAGTTGAGCTACGTGATCAGGGAATCGAGAACCCATCAGCCCACACCATAGTGACTGTAGCCAGAGCTATAGGTGAGGAGTTGACCGAGCACGAGATCACTCAAGCACTATACATCACACGCATACCAAAAAAGCAGTAGCATGAAGCAGATAATAATAACACTGATGCTAGCCCTAGGGCTAACATCATGTTCACCTAGAACAAACCAAATAATATGGGTAGATCAATACGGTGAGCAGGTCCCAATTACGGTGACCCAGAACCATGATACTACAGTGTATGATTTTGGAACCATCATCATGTATGAGGACACTACATATATAGACACTTTAATACGTTAAACACATGACAAATAAAATTGATGCCGCCCTTAAGTTACGGGCGCAATGTAAACACCACGTTGCTAAATACGGTGAGCTCGATCACGATGCTGATCTGGCGCTAGCGCAGCTGTTAGGGAGCATGTCGCACGATGAGATCTCTCAATACCTAGTGGCTATACGGCTCGATCTTCCTGTTATGTAAGGATCGTGCCGTACCCGTGCCGTATATATATCGTACTACGTGCAGTATACTCCCATATGCGTTACTGTCCATGTACGGCGTATCCGATACTTCTGCGGCACTAGAGCACCCTTCAACTCGAACACACCCTTTACGGCCGATCCCGTATATACATATATACCCACAAAATGATACCAAATTTCGAACTACCCATTTCGACAAAAAACCATAAGGATTAAATTTCTTCTTTTAACAAAAAGTTTGGCATCGACGAGGTATATACGTATATTTATATATAAGTTAAAATTAAGGTTATGGAAGATCAAAAAAATATCCATTATTTCAAGTACGATAACCCAAATGCTAAATTTGGTATTGAACCAAATGAAGTTTTAAATTTAATGGAAGGTAAATATGTTATCATAGATCTCAGAAACATGGGTTACATGAAGAATATAAACGGTGATATAATTTATTATGATACCGAAGAAGAAGCACGTAACATATGTGGTATGTATGAGTTTGTAAATGCTTGGGTAATGAAATTAGTATATAATCATATAGAAGAATTATGATGGATCAAATAGCATATGGTATATTGTTTGCCTTATTAGGACTAGCAATAGCGTTTATAGTATATATTGGAGTGTGGATGCCTAAAGATAAAATGAAGGGCCACGCCGGTAGAGGCAAATGTAAATGTTGTAAAGATTAAAAAATAAAGGTTATGAATAATAAATTAAAAGCACACCTAAAAACAATAGGAACAATGTTAGCAATAGTAGGAGCATTGGTAATATCATTACTCTTACCAACAACTGTATTGTTACTAACATCAACAGCAATCATATACTGGGCGTTGTATGATGGGTTTAGTGAAAAAAATTAGCCCCGCTCGCGAGGGGATCGTAAAACACAGTAAGCCTCTGACATAAGCTCAAGTAACTGTTCTCATCGTATAGGAGATAGAGTTAGCCTTCTCGACGTCGTTTAAAAAGGCACATATGGGAGTAGTGTCAATTTGGTTAACACGACGAAATGGGAGTAACCGAAAGGTCAGTACCAAACAACTTGCGTAACTACAGGTTCGAATCCTGTCTCCTTTGCACGTTCTGGCTAATCACCAGATAGTATGCCCAATATGATGAGAAACGGGGTGATAGCCGTATGGGATGATGATAAGCCACGCTTATTCAGATTAACTAATCTGCTTGAAAGGGAAGATCCATGTAACCCGGTTAGTTTGGCAGCTTGGAAAGACAGCACACCTTTGGGTGTTAATTTAAAAATTTAAAATAAAACATATGATTTCAATTATTGGATGGGCCTTATTAACAGGCCTACACGCTCTCAACATTTATTTGTATAATGATAAACCAAAAAATTTTTGGTATAAAACATCTTGGTTCTTCTTAGGTTGGTCATCGTTGTCTCTCCTATACGCTATTGGTGATTTTATCCTAAATTAATGTATAGAACTAAAATTACATTAGATAAAGCGTTAGACTTAGCAGAGTCAGGTGAAATTATCATCGCTAGTACACTAGACAATGCATGTTTCCACCCACTAGCAAACGAGTGGTACTCTAACTACCTCGCGCTAAAGTCTAAAGCACGCAATATACAAGTAGATCGCATATTCAATTATTTTCATACGTTATACTCAATTGAAGTACCAATTGAAATAGATGATAATACCAAAGAATGGGTCTATTTGTTTGGTGTGCAAAACACAGATATCCAATCTCGCACCAAAGATAACATAGAATATATCTATATTCTTACTAATCCGGGTTACCCCGATTTGGTTAAAATTGGTATGACCGAACGTGATCCTTCAACACGTGCTAAGTATATTAACGGTGCTGGTGTATTAACCGAGTGGATACCTAAATTTGCATTACCTGTTACTAAAGGTTCGGCATATAAAATTGAGCAACAAATGCATAAAATATATGCTGCTCAAAGGGTTGATTCCGACCAAGGACACGAACGTGAATTCTTTAAATTATCATCACTAACTGCCTTTGATAAACTACGGGAAATTGGTGTCTTACACCAAATTGGTGATCCTATAGTATATTAAAGCACTCCTGTTGGAGTGATTGCTTATAGTTGTATATACGTATTAAGGTGCGAGGGATGGATCCATGTGTGGGTCCTTCCTTAGTCCTTAGATATTTATTAATATGATAAAACTGACTGAGTTACTTAAGGAAATAAATCTTGATGAATTAGAACTTCGTAGTGGTGATTTATACGTAGATGACACTAAAACATACTATACATTCTTAGAAGATTTTAGATTAGATCCGGATGACATGGATGTGTATGGGGTTAATTTCGATCCTTCTATACTTAAAGGGACGGTTTTATCTGAAGATGGTCCTTATCAATTCATAGTACCATCTACTTATACTGGTACCTTGTACTTGGTTAATTCGGCTGGTACTGATTTAGAAAGCTATGTTATAGGTACTATAGATGTAGATATCATTAATCTAACAGGTGAGAGATGGAAACCATTTAAAATCACTGGGGCTGAGATACATTTAACATATGTTACTGAGCCGTGGAGGGGTAAAGGTTTAGGGTATAAAATGTACACTATGCTTTTAAAAGCATATAAAAATGTATTTTCAGATAATATATTGTATGAGGGTAGCTTAGCCGTATGGGTTAAGAAATTAGCGCCTTTAGGCGCGGAATCCGGTAATTTTTTCGGTGCTCAAGTGGGAAATATAATAGTACCAATGTCTGCGGAAGATGTAGATAATCGCAATATTTTAAACGATGTTGGTTTAGATCACCTTATTGTATCTGTTAGTCCTCCACAAGTATTATTAGATATTAAGCGGAAGCTTGCTGGTTTGTCTTTGAGTGGGGGTGACTATGGTGTATTTGAGCCTTCAACAAAAATAAAAGTTGCTCAACTCCAAGACATAGTAGACGAATCTGCCTCTATAATGGATGTAGTAGACCAAGCAGACCTATATCAGGTACTAGGGGGATATAGGGAGGATCAATATTCAACAATAGTAGTAGCTCTACAGGATGCCATGGTAATCGTGCGTGAGACGGACGATGATGTGGAGATGGAATTAATTTAAAAACTTCTTAAAAATTTCTTGGAAGAGACGTGCCCCCGCAGGATCTTGGTCGTATATTTATGCCATAATTAAAAACAATAAAGATTATGGATACTGTAAAGAACATTTTAGATTTTTTGGGTTTTAAGAATTCAATTTATTTGGTATTGATCATCACATGTTTAAATATGATTTATGTTCATACTAAGAATACAATTTTCCAGATCTTAGTTGATACATTAGGATGGAAAGTAAGTGTTATTGAGTTTAAAGCTCGTTTCCTTACATTTGCTCTATTATATAGTATCGTTTATGGTGTTACATATTTGATTACAATTTTTAATTAATATATATGGCGGGGTGGACTGGAGATGGTTCCAGCTTGGTCTCATAAGCCAAATGACGCAGGTTCGAGTCCTGCCCCCGCAACAATGCTCAAGTGGCGGAAGCGAGGTTTCCATGGGAATCCGATAGTAGACGCTAGGTTTTCTAACTCGAAAGAGTGTGTAGGTGCAAGTCCTGCCTTGAGTACTAATAGCGCCCTTAGCTCATTCGGTTAGAGCAACTGACTCATAATCAGTAGGTGCCTGGTTCGATCCCAGGAGGGCGCACTAAATTTATTATTATGATAGTATTAACAGTTATTTTACTTCTTGAAACAGTTTTATCAATTACTTATCTTTATACTCTATCTAAACGAATAGAACAATTAGAAAATGAGATAAGTGAGTTAAAAGCTCGAAATATCAAAATGTTACTAAAAGGATAAGTTAACAGCCTCGTGCCGTTTTCTTTTTTTTCTATATATTTATATATATGGATATAAAGAAGATATTTGATTTATTTGTACCTGGGGGTGAGGAGCAGGCTACTACATATATTGACTTGTCTGAGCACCCTATAGTGTATATGGGGATGTTTAAAAAATTGATTTACAATTATGAGTCATTTAGTGATCAATTAATCCAATTTATGAGTAGTTCTAATACTGATTTAGATACGGGTGATGTAAAACGGGCTGGGGAAAGTATGGTGTATAATAGGGCTTTTACTCATTTGGAAAAATTAGATCTGAATAATCCTACTCATATAGAATGTATAGAAGAATATTCTGACAAGGTATTTTTAAGGGCTTTAAATAAAAGTCTTAGATATTTTGAGAATGCTGAAGAGTATGAGAAATGTGCATTTATTCAAAAATTCTTAGATTTCTTTTAAGAATAACTTGGCGCCCAATCTCTTTTATTGTATCGTAGGAATACGGGTTTTGGAACAAGAGAATAAAAGAGGGGTGGGATGTGATATCAATTATTAAACGAATACCAATATAATATGAAAAATAAAAATAACCTATTACACGAATTAGATAAAATCGAAGGGTTAACCAACCAACTTAATTTTATCGTCAACAACCAGCGCCCTATTGAGGAATATAAAGACGCATTAGAACGAATCAGAACCTCAGTAGACCAAGCACGCTTATTTGTTGAATCAGAACCACAATCGTATAACTAATATGAAGTTAACAGCAGAACAAATCCAGAATAATTGGATGGACCTAGAAGAAACTATAAAAACATTTATTAGTGAACCACGCCGCTCACAGTTATTAGACTTCTACTCCAAATACTCAGAACGCATTATGATGATGCCAGCATCACATAAGAAAGAGTATCACAATGCCTTCCCAGGAGGATATGTTGATCACATTCTTCGTGTAGTTGATTGTGCTCTTAAATTAAATAATGTTTGGGTTGAGATGGGAGTAGATACTTCTACATACACCAAAGAAGAATTAGTATTTGCTGCTTTAAACCACGACCTAGGAAAAATGGGAGATGAAGAAAATGAATCATACGTACCTCAGACTGACCAATGGCGTAAAGATAAACTAGGTGAAGATTATACATTCAACAATAAACTACCATTTGCCTCAGTACCAGATCGTGGATTATTTCTACTCCAACAACATGGTATCCAGTACTCATTTAATGAGATGATCGCTATTCAAACCCATGATGGTTTATATGATGATGGTAATAAAAAATACTTAATGGCTTATATGCCAGAGCAACGCCCTAGAACAGCACTACCATTTATTATACACCAGGCTGATTTAATGGCTGCTCGTATTGAGTTTGAAAAAGAGTGGTTACCTAAATTTAAAAATGGTAATACTAAAAAAGATAATTTTTCTTTAAATACCGAGAAAAAATCATCTAACCCTAAACCAACTATCAAAACTAAAACATTAAGTTCAATTGAAAGCACAGGGTTGATGAATATGCTAAATGACTTATGATAATATTAACAATTATATTAGGATTAATGGTCGTGATCTTAGGATTTACGACCTTTAACCTCCTCAGAAAAAATGAACGCCAAGAAGATATCCTAGCAGGATATATGGATTACCTAAATAAAATATCAGGTATTATTGAGTTTGCAGATAAAAAACTTAAAGAAGTAGATGCTAAAGGATCATTTGAATCAGACGATGAAGTAGGGTTTTTCTTTAAACAAATCCAACAATTACAAGATATATTAAATTCTTTTAAAATTAAAAAGTTATGACCGAGGTGAAAGAAAAGAAAAACACACAGTATTTTACTCAAGACACTGAGAATGCTATTGTATCGTACAATACTACTACTGATTTTGAGTTAAAAGATAAAATATATCGTGAACGCATCCATTATGCTTTCTTTAAGTTAACAGAAAATATTATCCATACTTTTAAGTTTTATTATACTGAAGTAGACAACATTGAAGATTTACAACACGAAGTAATCACATTTTTACTTTCTAAAATACACTTATTTAACCCAGAACGAGGAGCTAAAGCTTATTCTTATTTCGGTACTATTGCTAAACGCTACTTGATAGTAACTAATACTAAAAATTATAAAAAACGAGTAGATAAAGCACCTATTGAAGAAATTGAATCAAATGAAGATTTTTCTTATAGAATAGACGAAGGTTCATCCCAAGATAAATTATCTAACTTCATAGATGAGTATGTAGATCATTGTACTAAAAATATTTATGCTTTATTTCCCAAAGAAAATGATGCTCAAATTGCTGATGCGATATTAGAATTATTTCGTAAACGTGAGAATATTGATGTATTTAATAAGAAAGCATTATACATATATATTCGTGAGATTATTGATGCTAAAACACCTAAAATCACCAAAATAGCCAACAAATTATACGATATATTCAAGCAACATTATTATTTCTACCTAGAAAACGGCTATACAGATTTTCACCATTGATATTTATAAATAAAATAAATATATGAGTAACGGTTTAGATGGTGTTGTTTTTGGTAAAAAGAAATTCTCTGATATATTAGAGGAAATCTATGATAACCAAAAGAAAAAAGAAAAACAAATATCTGCTTTAATCACTGAATTAAAACCACTTGTGCAGAGTATAGGTGATGCTACGTTGATTGTTCCTTTAATTAAAGAGTACTTAGAAATAAGTGTTAAGAATGACGAACAATTAATTAAAATGGCTACCATTATCCAACGTATCATGAATAATACAGCAGGTGAAAGTGGTGGATTTGGTATTTCTGATGAAGAAAAAGCACAATTATTAGCTGAACTAGACAAATTTAAGACCGAAGAATAATGCCGGACATTAACTATGGCCCCTTAAACCAGGTCCAAAATAATACTAATACTTATAGCTCAAATGTATTTTTGGGTAATAATGCTATTAAATTACTCCCAATTCGGGTATTAGATATTATATTAGATAATACTCACCCTAAATTTAAAGAATATGGAGGATGGAATAGTATAGGAACTATATTCTATGATTCGGTAATTACCCCGACATTAGGTGTAAGTCAAACATCTCCTTTTGAAAGTATATCATATGCTATTCCTTTTTTTCCCAATATTAAGCAATACCCATTAATAAATGAAACAACATACATCATATTTCTCCCAAGTAGTAATGCTACAAATGATGTAAATTCAAGTATAGCATATTATTTCCCACCTGTAAATGCATGGAATAGCCAACACCATAATGCTGTACCTGTAACTGATACTATTTCACCTGCCCAAAGTCAAGATTATGTCCAAACTGAGTTAGGTTCATATAGACGAGTAGAAGATACTAGTACTGAGATTTATTTGGGAAAGACATTTAAAGAAAAAATAGATATTCACCCTTTACTACCATACGAAGGAGATACAATATATGAAGGTAGATGGGGTAATTCAATACGACTAGGTTCAACTGTAAAAAATGCTGTTATCCCTAACAGATGGTCTACTATAGGTGAAAATGGTGATCCAATTACTATATTAAGAAACGGACAATCAACATATGCTAGTGATTCTTGGGTACCTGAAACTGAAGATATAAATGGGGACTTATCATCTATATACCTCACGTCAACCCAACAGATTCCATTAAATATATCTAGTTTAAATGACTTTTCATTCTCCAAATCAACCCCCCCTGCTAACCCAAAACAATACGCTGGGAATCAGATCATATTGAACTCAGGTAGATTAGTATTTAATGCTAAAAATGATTCAATATTAGTTTTAGCCAACAAATCTATTCAGTTATCATGTAATGATACTTTAGGAGTAGATGCTAAACAAATTTCACTTACAGCAGATACAGTTTACTTAGGATCATCAGAAGGAATAGAAGGGTCTAAGATTCAATCTGTTGTATTAGGTGAAAATTTAAATTTTGTACTATCAGATATAGCTACATTCTTACAAACACTTAATATAGCTTTTAAAACAGCTACTGATAGTAATGGAGCACCAATTGTATCACTACAATCTGTAGCATCTGATGCTGAAACTTTAAGTAATGATCTTTTAAATATAGTTAATGGTAAAAATTTACTTTCTAAACAAGTTAAAACTGTGTAATATATGATAAAGCAATTTAGTGGTAGATGTCGAGGTTCAAATGGGGAAATTTTGGATGGAGTAACTGTCACAGTTACATACAATGTTGTCCTGGGTACAGCTGTATCAAATCAATCTCTTAGACAAGAATCAAAATCTACTGTTACTGATACTAAAGGTTATTTTTATTTTAAACTTGATACTAAAGATAATAACCTTATTTCTCAAACAGACATATTCCCAATTACATTTACGTTTACTAAATCAGGTTTAGAGCCTAGAATAATTAAAAACCCACGAACTAGTGCTACTGGAGAATTCAATCCTGAATTTAATACGTTTATTGATCCTAAAAATGGGGGAAATTTTAAATTAGAAGATCAATATGAATCTGGAAGATGGTTAGTATTAAGTTTACCTCAAAATACAAAAGATACACTTAACCAAGAACTAGATGATTTATATGAATTTATTAATACTAACCCTAGAAATAATGTAATTTCTATATCATCATCTGAATCTAAACCCTCTAATAGAGACCTAGAACCTACACTAGAAAACGGACAACCAAACCCAGACTACAATAAATCATTACCTGAAAAAGCTTTAGCTAGAAAAAGAGCTACTAACCTAAAAGAATATATAACTAAATATTTAAACTCAAAAGCATCAGCTAATAATAATTTAAATTTTATATTACCTAATATTGTTATAAATAATCCTATTACCGGCTTAACCCAATATAATCCTAATGAAGGAGATAAGCCTAGTGACCAAAAATATAAAGATGAACAGTGGGTAAGTATACAAGCTGAATTACGAACTAAAAAAACGGGTTGTTTAGGTGATGGAATTATAGTATTTGATGTTACATATGAAGGTTCTGACCATACCTGTAATGCTACTGTATATAAAATATATGCTAACGGACATTTACTAAAACGAGATGACGGTAAAGATTTTGCTAGTCTAAACAACAACGACCCTACAGCATATAGTGGTCCTGGTCGTCTAAGCCAATGGGATAATGTCTCCTCAGGGTATCATAAAAAAGGATACTCAGAATCTACCTCAGGCAGATTTAAACAACTTTTTGAAGGTGATACATTTCCTATCCCTACTACCCCTATACCTTTACCCCAAATTCCAGGTGTAATAGCAAAAAGTGGGAAAAGATATAACAGATTTATAATCACCCCAGAAATGTTCCCTCAAATAAAAAACTCAGAAGATGAGTTAATAAAATTTAATATAGAATGTGTAGGTATACAGATAGGTAACACCCAATATGAAGATCCATCATGGGGCTATGATTGTCATGTTGGTGCTGGAAATTTTTATTTATACTTACTTAACCCAACACCTAGTGGAGAATTAAAAGTAACATACGAATCTGGAAGACTCACAGGAGCTACCCCATCTAAAAGAAATTCTAACCTATATATATTTACTTTTGACCCATGCTCTAACACAATAACAGATAAAAATACAGTCGTATTCAATAATATACCAGCCCCGGTTGCCGGAAAAGGATAAGAATTGCTAACCTACTCTTTCAAATAATAGAATATTAAATGGTCTTACCCCATTATTATATTTTTGTCTTTCAAAAATAATTCTATGAATTTTGCCTGTTTCAATATTCTTAATATCATAACGATGGTAAATACCATTGTGATTCCAAAATAATGAATCGGCTACATAGTGATAATCTTTACCTTTAAAAATTGATGAATCAATACCTACAAATTCAATTTGAATTGTATCTTCATAATTTTTCCAATTTACTAATGATTGCTCACAACTTTTAACTTGTGATTTACATGATAATAGTAAACAAAATAATAAACTAGTGATTGATAATTTTTTCATAACCTTTATTTATAATATAAATGTACGACACTAATCTTACAAAACCAAACAAAACCCCACATTTCTTACATATTTATTATAAATAACCAAGTATGAGTACATCTATATTTAAAGTTAGTGACGGAAGCACTATCACGTTTAAAAAACGTGGCCCTGAATTATACGCTGTACTATCCACTCCTAGTGGACAGGTTATTAATGGTCCTTCAAGAATGACCAACACTGAAGAATCAGCCGCTAGAGAAATATTACTAGCTAATAACATAGTTGACCCTAATAATGGCGAGCCATTACCATATACTACTGAAGGTACCCAAGACCAATCAGGAGAAAACAATGTTGAAAACTCAGAGTTACCAAGAATAACACTGTCTGAAGCCCCTGACCTAACAGCTTTAAATAATGCTAAGATTAATCAAGAGATATTAAAACAGGATAATGAAGCATTAAACCAAGCATTAGAGTCAGACCTGCCACCTGAAGTTAGGTTTACTAATTTTATTAATAGCCAAAAATCAACTATTAAAAAAAGATTAATACCTTTTGTTATAGGATTAATCACTCCTATGGCTCCACAAATAATTCCTATAGCAGTCTCCCAATTAGGAATAAGTGGTGATTCATCAGTTGATTCTATAAAAGCAAATGCTCAAGCTAAAAAAGATGAAGCCCAAGCTAAAATTGACTCAGCTAGAGATACAGCTAACTCAGCTAAAGACACAGCTAAAGACAAAGAAAAATTACAATCACTAGCCAAAGGAGCCGCTCCTTCTTTACTAGCACTAATACCAGTAGATCAACTAGCTAACCTAATAGATTGCCCATCATCAGCTAAAATACAATCTATTATTAAACAACGTAATGCTATAGTCAATCAAATAAATGGTATTTATAAAACTACATCCACACTAACAACAATATTAGGTATAACAACTGCTGTAACAACAACATTACAGTTGGGAATACAACTAGCCAAATCTAACCCATACCCTGCTACAGGTATTCCCCCAACCTTACCCCCTCTAACCTCAGGGATCCAAACTACCATAGCCTCTTATGTATCTAAATTAGAAAATGAACTTAAAGTTATAAATAAAAATATTGGAGCTATAACCATAACAGTTGGTTCATTTAGTATACTATTAGGAACAATTTTAAAATTTTTAAGTATACTAGATATAATATTACAATTTTGCGCTGAAGATCAAAACATGGATTTTGAAGCTATAAATGATGAAATTAATGCTTTGGCTAACCCAACAGTAGCAGCCACACAAAATAGTAATACTAATACTTATAAAGGATTTACCTTAGGTGTAAAAATTGACGAAAAAAACGAAAGTAAATACATTAGACGATATGCTGTAGCACAAAACAAACAAGGTGTAGATATATTAAAGACAGAATCATCTTTTGCATCCGACCCAGCAGTATTAATAAACCAATTAAAATTCATAATAGATTCAAACCCTAGCATAACAGCTGAATAATCAAATATTTATAAACATATGAAAATCGACGGACTAAAAAAATTAATTAAAGAAGCAGTACGTGAAGCAATTCAAGAAGAATTAAAAGATATTCTACTTGAAGCAGTTAAATCACCTAAAACAGTAGTACAAGAAAACTACATCCCTGTTCCTCCCCAACCCGTATCAATTCAACCAAACGGAACCACAGTGAATCATGATCTTAGACGCAATCTAAAAAACATGATCGGGGGTGAATTTGATGCGGTAATAACTGCCAATTCATCACACGCTCAACCTGCTTATACTCCTCCTCCGGTTAGTACAATGAGTGAAGGATCAAGTTTACCTGGTGGCGAAGTAGGCTTAGATCAAATAATGGGATTAATGAACGCTAAATAATGGCATATAGAGTAGAAAATATTGACCCTTTAAATCTTGATTATCAAGTAGCAATAGGAGTAAGTATCCCGTTTGTTGGCTCAACAATAAGCGGATCAGATGCTGTATTCCCATCAACATACACCTCTACAGAACAAATTCGTTCTAATTTAATTAATTTTATGTTGACTAATAAGGGTGAAAGATATTTAAACCCCAATTATGGTAGTAATCTAAGAAGATATGTTTTTCAAAACATGATAGAAGGAGATATCCCTAACCCTAATGTGTATTCAACTACAAATAATGCTAATGGGATATCCACAGCTTATGCTGATATGAATATATCAACATTACAAACAACACTACAACAAGAAATACAAAGTAATTTCCCCCAACTAAACATACAAAGTCTAGTAATTACCCCAAACTATGATATTAACTCTATCAACATAGTTTTAACCTACTCATTTATGAACGGGCCTAACAACCAGATAATATTAAATATATAACATGGCAGAAAATATAAATATAAATTATATAAATAAGGACTTTGGCGAATACAAATACTCATTAACTGAATTTGCCAAAACATACTTTCCATCAACATACTCGGATTTTACCCCATCGTCACCGGGAAATATGTTCTTAGAAATGTCTGCGTATGTAGGAGATGTTTTATCGTTTTATCTTGATAATCAAATACAAGAAAACTTTATACAATACGCTCGCCAACAAGATAACATATATACTTTAGCATATATGTTAGGATATCGCCCTAAAGTTACAGGAGTAGCTACAGTAGATATTGATATATATCAACAAGTTCCGGCAATTAATTCACAACCTGATTATATTTATGCTACCCAAATAGCAGAAAATACTGTTGTAAACAGTAACTTATCAAACAGCACTCCATTCTTAATTCAAGATCCAATTGATTTTGCATTTTCAAGTTCACAAGACCCAACAACTGTAACCATATACCAAACGACCGGAACAGATGTTGATTATTTCTTATTGAAAAAAACTAGGAAAGCAATATCTGCTGAAATAAAAACAGCTACATTCTCATTTGGACCTGTACAAAAATACCCAACTGTAGAAATTGAACAAGGAAATATAATAGGAATATTAGACATTACAGATAGTGATGGTAATAAGTGGTATGAAGTACCATATCTTGCTCAAGAGATGATCTATGACACTATTAAAAACACTAATATAAATAACCCTAATTTCTCAGCTGACCAAGGTAATACTCCATTTTTACTCCAACTTAAAAAAGTACCTCGTAGATTTGTAACTCGTTTTATAACACCTACTACATTACAAATACAATTTGGAGCCGGAACTAACACTGCTAATATTGATGAAGAAATTACCCCTAACCCTGATAATGTAGGTTTAGGTTTACCCTATAAAAGATCAAAACTAACAACTGCTTATTCTCCTGTAAATTTTTTATATACTGATACTTATGGTATTGCTCCAAATAATATTACCTTAACTGTAAGATACCTAACAGGAGGAGGATTAACATCAAATGTAGGATCAAACGTATTAAATGTTATTACAACTAAAGAAAACATAAAACTAAATAATGGACTAGACCCTACACTAGCCCAGTACGTATTTAACTCAGTATCCACCAACAACGCTAACTCAGCTAATGGTGGTAGCCCTGGGGATACAGTTGAACAAATTAGACTTAATTCTTTGGCTAGTTTTACAACCCAGCAAAGAAGTGTAACGTTAGATGACTATTTAGTACGAGCATTAAGTATGCCCTCAGATTATGGTACTATATCTAAAGCATACATAGAATCACAAAAGATAGCATCACTACTACCAGGCGAAACTCCATCTATATTAGACCTATTTGTTTTATCATACAATATAAACGGTAATTTAACCCAAGCATCCCCAGCACTAAAACAAAACTTATCTACTTATTTATCACAGAATCGAGTAATAAATGATTCTATTAAAATCAAAGATGCTTTTATTATTAACATAGGTGTAGATTTTGAGGTAATTGTATATCCTCAATATAATAGCAATGAGGTTATATTTAATTGCATTACTGGATTGAAAGAATATTTTAACATAAATAATTGGCAAATTAATGAGCCTATTATTTTAAAAGATATATATTTACTTTTAGATAAAGTAGCAGGTGTTCAAACCGTTAAAAATGTGTCTATAACTAATAAAAGTGGAGAGGTTTTAGGATATTCTCAATACTCATATGATATCATAGGTGCTACTCAAAATAATGTTATTTATCCATCTTTAGACCCAATGATATTTGAAGTAAAATATCCTGATGTAGATATTAAAGGTAAAGTTGTATCTTTTTAATAAATTATATTTATAACAAATGGCAGTATACAAAATATTCCCTTCAAAAGATGCAACCATCTACTCTAGGTACCCAAATAAAAACACTGGATTGGATGAGATATTATCTGTAAGTATTGAAGATTCCCAAGACAGCGGCAATACCCAAACCAGCAGAATACTAATCCAATTCTCAGATACTGAGATATCAGATATTATCACTAATAAAATTAATAATGCCATATGGAGTGCGTCTTTAAAAATGTACGCTTCTGTTATTAATGGATTAAACTCAACTACAACTCTAGAAATATACCCTATATCGGGCTCATGGAATATGGGTACCGGAAAATACACCTATTCCCCCGAATACACTAATGGCGTAAACTGGTACTCTAGATCATCATCAGGCAGTGGAAATTGGCCTACATCAGGTTTCTCATCATTTGTTACGGCCTCGTATAGTTCAACCTCTGGGGGAGGTACTTGGTACACTGGATCATCTAATGCTACGGTTTTACCTATTTACATTACACAATCATTTTCATTTTATGATGATAAAGATATTAACGCCGATGTTACTAATATTGTAAAAGCATGGTTAAGTGGATCTATATCTAATAATGGGTTTATCATTAAACAAGCCGTAGAATTTATAGATGATTTACAGTATAATAATACTATGGAGTATTTTTCAAGAGATACCCATACTATTTATCCACCACAGTTAGAATTTAAATGGAATGATTTTTCATTTAACACTGGATCTCTAACCGAAATAAACATACTACCAGCAACAATAGCTATAGATAATAACCCTGGAAATTTTTATCCTGATAGTGTGAATAGATTTAGAGTAAATAGCAGACCTGAGTACCCCAATAGAGTATTCGCTACAGCTTCATATTTTACTCAAAATTATTACTTACCAACAGCATCATATTATGCTATTAAAGATTTAGACACCAATGAATATGTAATTGATTTTGATACTCAATTTACTAAATTAAGTGTAGATCCAAGTGGAAGTTATTTTGATCTTTACATGAACGGCTTGGAGCCTGAACGATATTATACTATATTGGTTAAAACTACCATTGATGGTAGCACTATTGTCTTTAATGATAATTTTAATTTTAAAGTCATAAATGGCTAATTATACTCTAAATAAAACAGTTTATGATAGTGTTCAATATAAAAAAGTTATTGACACTTCATTTAATCAATTTACTCCACCGGCACCTCCGGTAGAAGATACTATAACTGTTGAAGAATTTTTTACTTATTATGACAAAATATTCTATGATATCCCAACAAACGGAAACATTAATTCACATGAATATTTAGTAAAAAGTAGTGGAGAATATATTAATGCATCCGCCCCAAATGAAGAAACCCAATTATTATTAGATGAGATAACATCTTTAAGACAACAACTACTAGATACCCAACAGAGATTAACCAACACACAGTTATCATCTAGCTTAAATATACTATAATGGCTATAAACATATCCCAAATATCACCCCAATCTCTGTACCCATCTAGAGACATTAGCCTAATCCAATCAACCCAGATAGGAACAACGTTTAATCCTTCTATTGATTACATAGAATATGTTATAACTACACCTAATAAATTATTTAAAAATGTAGAATATAACTACAATAACTATGCTTTTCCAACCAATGGAACTGTTGTATCTAATAATATCTCAGATATTGATATTGATCCAATAGGTGATATAAATAGAAAAGGTTATAATAATGGTGATTTTGAAACATATTATAATTTTTATAGGAATCAACTTCAAACATCTCCTACTAACCAAAACCTTATAATAAAAAGTATATCGGCTGATAGAACAGAATTAAAATTAGATTTTTTATCTTTCCCTATTACATTAACGAATGAATTAGAAATATTTAAGTCTGAGATTAATAATGATAATTCTATTTACATCAATGAATTTTACTTAAACTTTGGCAATGATAATTTAGTAGTAGCTAATAATTTTGACTATGACCCAAATACATATGAGGTTATAGTTAATTTAGCAACCCCATTATCTACTAACATAGTAATTAACACCTCACTATGGATAGTTACTAAAATAGCAGATTCTTTAGTATTTGCCATATCCTTAACCCCAGAATCTGTATTACCATCTGTAGTTACTTTTGATTTACAAGGTCCCAATTTTAATATATCATTACCTGATAAAGTTAATAACACTACTGATTATGTAAATTATAGTACGTTATTATCAAATACTCTTACTTCTTCTATTAACCAAATAGAAAGCTTTTTAGCTGAAAAAAGTATTGAAATAAGTATTGATTACACTAACTTCTCAGATTTTATCCATTTTTCATCTGCATATCAACGACTATCAAATTTTTATTATAAAGTAAAACAAATAGAAGACTATAATAATGAATTAAATGCTATTACTAATGTTACTTCATCTCTTAGTAGCTCAATCATTATACAAGATAAAATAAAGAGTATAATTAAAAATTTTGATGGATATGAGTATTACATGTATTATGAATCAGGTTCATACACTTGGCCTAAATCTAACAATACTGTACCTTACACTTTATATTCAACTGGTAGTACCCAAGCATTAACATGGTTTGGTAGCGCTACATATGGAGACACATACTATGGGGGAAGATTATTAAGTGCATCATTATATGATGAAAATAACCAAGATTACTTATATTATGCTATCCCTGAATATCTCAGAGATGATGAAAGAAATGCTCCATATTATTTATTTGTTGAATTAGTAGGACAACACTATGATAGTATTTGGACTTACTATAAAGATGTAACCAACCGTTACAACGCAGATAATAGATTAGATTTTGGTATTTCTAAAGATTTAGTAGCTGAAGCATTGAAATCATTTGGTGTAAAGATATACCAAAACAACTTTACATCTGGTGATTTATTTAATGCATTCACTGGATTTAACACAGGAAGCACTGGTATCAACCTAACCCCGACAGGATCAGATTTAATTACAGAATATGTAACGGCTTCATACGAAGCATCTGTTACTCCAATAGATGATTACAATAAGGAAATATATAAACGTATTTACCATAACTTACCTTATTTAGCTAAAACTAAAGGTACTATACCTGGTTTACGTGCATTAATAAATTGTTTTGGTGTACCTGATACTGTTTTAAGAATTAGTGAGTTTGGAGGTAGAGATAAAGATACTTCTACTTATGATTACTTTGATCAACAATTTAATTATGCTTTTGATTCATTTTATGATAATAATATTGGGGTTAACTGGTTAGAAAATACATTCATTCTCCACCCAAGTTGGAGTGCTAATAATAATCGCCCTGAAAGTATTCAATTGCGATTTAAAACTGCTGGCTTAACTAACACCTATCACTCTCAAAGTATATTTTTGATAACATCTGGAAGTGGAAACATAATACAAGCAGGATTAACTTTATTATACACTGGTTCTGGATACACCAGTGCCTCATATAGTGGGTCAACTCCTTCTGCTTCTTACCAATTTGCTAAACTAGATTTTTACCCTAATACTTCCTTCCCTAACGCTACAGCTAGTGTTTATTTACCATTTTTTAATGAAGGATGGTGGTCAGTAATGGTTAATAGATCAGGCAGTACTTATACTTTATACGCTGGTAATAGCTTATATTATGATGGATATGATGGAAATCAAATAGGATATTTAGCTTCTTCATCTATAACTACAAGTAGTTTAGCTTGGCCAAGCGGTAGCTATTTTACTTTAAATGCTGATAGTTTTGTTAATATAAGTGGCCGTAATTTTACCCCATTTACAGGTTCATATCAAGAATTAAGATTTTGGGCTAGAACAGGAAGTGTGGATTCGTTTAAGGATTTTATAATGAACCCCCAATCTATAGACTACAGCAATGAAATAGACTATGCTAATTATTTAGCTCATAGATTACCATTAGGAGCAGATTTAATAACTACTACATCCTCTCTTATACCTGGAAGCCCAGGACTTACTTCAGTTCACCCTAAAGTAACAGGTTCTTGGCCTACAACTCAATCATTTAGTAGCAGCATATGGGGACCTAACAATACTGTTATAAACATAGGTAATAATCCTTGGTATGTAACTAATGTAGGACCAAGATTCTTAAATTCACCTGTAGTAGGCCTAAAAGGTAGAGTAACAGATAAAATACAAATTGTATCTTCTAGTTTACCTACAGGAAGTGTTATATCACAATATATTTCTATAGAACAATCATATCCTTCATTAGGTAGTGAATCACCTGATGTTAACTTATTAGAAGTTGCTTTTTCACCTCAAAATGAAATTAATGATGATGTTATTGAATCATTAGGATATTTTAATATAGGAGAATATATTGGTGACCCAAGACAAGTATCATCATCTGCTACTTCATACCCAGACTTAAATGTTTTAAGTAATAATTTCTTCCAAAAATATTTTGATACTTATGATTTAACAGACTATGTAAGATTAATTAAATATTTTGATAATTCATTATTTAAAATGATTAAAGATTTTGTTCCTGCAAGAACAAGTCTAACATCAGGTGTAGTTATTAAACAACATTTATTAGAAAGAAATAAGTATCCTCAACCACAAGTCTATGATACTCAATATCAAAACTTAAATGTTTACTCTTCAAGTCTAGGCTTAAGTAGTTCATTTAATTATGGAGAAGATTTAGTATATACTGGTTCTATCAATACTGCTTTTATAAGTGGTAGCACTGGAGGAACATTTAATCAATATAACACTACAACATTTGCTCAAGATTGGGTACAAGATTATACTAGCTCAATTGGTGTATCTTATATATCCCATTCTTCACAAGATGAATTCTATAACGGTGAATTACCAGGTACAGAGTTTGTAGTAACAAATGGTGAATTAAATAGTGCTAATGATTTTAAATTACCTTCTATTGTACAAAACACATATACTCCTACATTATACGTAAGTAACATAACCCCATTATCTGATTTCTTAGATATCAATACTTCACCAAACCAAGGTGAGATATATTTATGGTTTGATACAGGTAGTTTCCTTAATATTAACCCACCAGGAGTACCTACAGCTTTTACACAAGGATAAAATAAAATAGTCATATGCCTACAGGATACGGAACCATATATAATGATGGTGTAAAATACTTAAAGATCAATAAATTTGATGCTAATGGCACAGATAAATCTGATTATTTGGCTCAAATGACTTCAATCCGTATTAATCATGGGGATGTAGGTACATTACAATATAATATTGCTACAACACAAGTTCAAAATGATTATTTTATATTTGGTTTAACTTACCCACAACCAACAACATCTTCTATAGGAGATATTAATGACTATAAACTAATAGCCACACAATCTAGTTTTAATTTCCCCCTAAGCACACTAGTACCATTAACCGCATCACTAACAGCCAGTACTAACCCATTAGGGTATTTCAACAACCTAACCTCTACATACACACTTGATAACACCCCAAACATACCACTTAGTTTTTCCCTCTCAGCTACTAGTAGTAATAACCTAACCAGCACTTTTATTATAATACAAACTAATAGAAACATAATAGGATCCGCACTAGTATCTGCCCCACCATCAAACCCAGATTACATATACTCTATAGCTAGCTTAACTATCTCCCCTTCAGTATTATCAGGATCTTCTACAACTATTGTAGATGGATTACTAGAAACAGATACATTTATAACAACAGTTTCAACGGGATTAGGAGCAGCCGCTACTGTAACCAACATTACATGGAATATAACCCAATCATCTGTATTTAATGGTTCATCATCATTAGTAATTTTTGACCCAGACCAAATTAATTTTGATTATAATGATTATAATCCATTATTAGATAATGCTGAAACACCCCAATACTCAAATGTTTGGATGGATGTAGATTACTCTCAAAATCCTGTGACACCTGTTAACTTTGGTCTTATCATATCTGGAACTGCTGATAAAGCATATGTTCAAGATTCAAATTATAGTTCAAGAGCCTGGTCTGGTATTAGGTATAATGGTAGTAGAACAACATCATATGTAAATAATGTATAAATAAGTTTATGGCTAATTTTACAACTGTATTTAAAACAAAAAATAATTCACCTATACCTACAAGTATTGATAATGACCCTCAAAAGTTTTTATTAGGAAATAGCATCATAGGTGATTTCAACACTACTACCACAGATGGTAGCGGACAAGGAACCTTATCTTCAGCCGAAAAAAACCAAACTTATTTTGCATATTTTAACGGTATAGGAGGCACAGGCCCTGAAATTATAGATCAAACGGCTTATTTTATTAAATATTTAATTGATTCTCAAGGTAATGTTATAACACCCCAAGCTAATTCATTTGCATTATTAAATCTAAATCAAAATTTTGAAATTGGAAAAACAGTAAATGTTACTAGTTTAGATGGTACTACATTATTTACTACATTACTAGGAAATAAAACAACAACAGGCATAGGAAAAATTGAAACTATAGCAGTAACAGAAACAGGCTCTGGAAGAATGGATTACATTCACACAATGAGCTTTGGAGCAAGTTACCTAGCAGTCAGTTCAGAAACAGCTTATAACTACTATTTTGAAGCCAAAAAAGCACAATCTGCTACTATAAATAATACTTCATACCAAAAATTAGACTTTGGAACAGAAATAGATGATACAGGAAATAACTACAACCCATCAACTTATATCTATACCCTACCTAATAATACCTCAGATCAAGGTACCTTATTAAAATTCACAGCTAGAGTTGATTATAAATTAGAAAACAATGCTGACAATGGAAATACTTTTTATCTCCAAATTTGGAAAAATGGTTCACCTATACCATTAGAAGGAGCAAGCCCTAACTCACCTACAACAAAGTACTATACAGTCGCTAACCCAAATGATGCTGGTGTAGTATATACTATCTACGCTACAAGTGTAGCCACTAATTTCGTAACCGGAGACCAAATTGAAGTCAGATACAGACTAGAAAGTGACAATAACTCAGCAAATATGAAAATATTAGCTCTTGATGGGGGATATAATACATATTTTAGATCATACCAATCATATATAGCTACTAATTACATAACAAGCTCATACTGGTCAATAGGAACATGGTCAACTAATCCATCAACTGAGTACTCTGTTTTAACAGCTTCTAAAGCATTAACTGGCTTGTATAGTGACCAATACACCCAACTTATGCCTACTGCTTCAACAGCATTTGGATTTTCAAATATAACTTTACCATTCCAACCACAACCTGGGGATTTTATTCGCTTTGAATACGATAAAAATAAAACCCATACCATATATGAAATAGGAACAGCAAATACCGGAAGTGGAACAAACATATCAGGTAGCTTAACTTTAAAAGTTAAACCTGGAATTCAAACCGGCTCACTATTAGATCATTTTTGCATATATAGAGTAATACCAAATGGTAATTATCTTATCTTAGATGTTAAAAAACCATCCGGAACAACAGGTCAACCTTTAACCGGATTTATTAAACCACAATATATATCTGAGGAATTAGAGAATAATTTTGAAACTATAATTAGTAAACTTAACGCAGAAGGCACACTATCATAATATTTATAATAAAATCATAAAAAAGAAATGGGATATTTAAATAACCAAATCATAACAGTAGATGCTATCTTAACTAAAAAAGGTAGAGAATTACTAGCCAAAAACGATGGCTCATTCAGAATCACACAATTTGCTTTATCTGATGATGAAATAGACTACACTCTCTATAACCCAAATAACCCTTCAGGTTCAGCATATTATGGACAAGCAATTGAAGGTATGCCTTTATTAGAAGCATTTTCTGATGAAACACAAATAATGAAGTATTTACTTACCACATTACCACGTGGTACCGCTAAAATGCCTATTATTAATATTGGTTATACTAATATTACTTTAAAACAAGGTGCTTCATTATCGATTACACCTCAAACATTAAATTACCTAGGTGGATCACAAACATTCGAAACATCAGGATATAACTTTACTATTGGTGATGTTAGAACAATGAGTGTATTTAATGGTGTAGGTATCAACACAAATGCTTCTACAGCTCTAAACTCAACAACTACTCTTGGAACTAATGTATCTAAAACAGTAATTGGTACTACATTAAATATGACTGGTACTACAATTAACACATTATTTGGTTCTCAAACTCAATTACAAACTATATTAATTGTACAAGGTAGAGATAGTGGAGCAAGAGTAACTATTCCAATCACTATAACAAAAGTTAGCTAATAAAAATATTATAAGAAATGTCATATAAAACCTTAGATCCCCAAGATTTTCTAGTTAGTGCCGATACCGTAACAGCACCATGCTGGACTAATTACATTACCCCACTAACAGCTATGTATACATCATCTGTACAAGCTGCTGGAACATCTGGAAATTATTATTTGAATATATATAATTTAGATCCATCAACAAACTCATCAACTACTGAATTGCAATTCAACATTGCTTATGGTAACAAATACGGATCCGGATCATTACTATATGATGCTGGGATAGGAGGATTATCACCAACTAGAACAATCTATGGCCAATGGAGAAATATGATTTATGGTGATGAAAATACTGATTTTTCATTCTCAACTATAACACCATCCCAACAAGATTTTTATACTATTACAATTGACAGAGCAAGATATAAAGAATCATTATTCCCTGGATCATTAAACCTAACATTATATTCTGCCTCTAAATCAATTACTTTAACCGACAATAGTTTAGATACAACCACTATCACTTACAGTGATGCAGGTCGCGTATTTCAAATTGTATCTGGAAGTAACGGAACAGCCACTACATCAACTATCCCAGGAAGCATAAGCAATGGTATGACTGTATCTGGATCATATGGATTATTCCTACCAGATGTAGGAACTATTATATTAAATGCTGCTGCTTTAGATTTACCATTTGTTAGTGGAGGTATTGCTTTGGGTACTCAAAGAACATCAAACTCTAACGTTTACAACCCGGCTCGCCTATACTCAACAGGAAGCGGAACCCGAGGTTTAATTACAGGATCATTTACAAGTAGTTTCTCATTAAATAGTCAAGAAACAATAACTTCTGATTTTGTATTCTGCAGAGCAAGAAATGCTGAGTTTAACTACACCGAAAACCCAAGCTTTATATCAGGTAGCACAGGAGCAGTGTTGTATGATTTATTCATTAATAGTCCAACTACTTATATCACAACAGTAGGTTTGTATAATGATTCAAACGAATTATTAGCTGTAGCTAAATTATCTAAACCACTTAAGAAAGACTTTACAAAAGAGGCATTAGTACGTGTTAAATTAGACTTTTAATGAATGAGTGCATTCAAACAATTTTTAAGTACGGATGTTATTGTATCTCCGCTAGTTGTTAACAAAAGTTTTTCTTTTGAGGGAAGTGCATCTTTAGAAAATAATGGAATAATAAGATTAACAGGACAGAATATTAATAAATCTTCCTCATTCTTTTTAACTTCTGCTTCTTTTGGATATAACAGTAGCTCAGTATCCCTTGGTGGATTATATAATTCAATTAAGCAATTATATTACACTAATTATATCACTAATCCAATTAGTGGCTCTCCATATATAACTAATTATTTAGGACAAGTAGTTGAAGATGATTCATTAACTAATGTTTATAGTAGGTTTTATAACTATGAATCTACAACATTATTTCAAACTAATTCATTAGGATATACTTCTAATTATGGTTATAGTAGATATTTTCTTGAAACCCCTAACGCTGTTATATGGGTAATTTCTATACCTAAAAATTTGTTTGGGGATTATTTAAATCCTAATACAGTTAATTTTAAATTTGATAATGGAATTGGTGGGCAATATAATATTATAGATAATGGAGAAGGACTACTAACATCAGGATCTACTCCTATAGGGATAATAAACTATTCTCACGGAATAGCTGTACTCACAAATGACTATACCCTACCAGATATAGATAGCACATGGGTTAATACTAATAATTTTACCTGTAGTTTCCAAAGTTCAAGAACAATATATGAGACACAATATAAATGCACTATTAGACCTGAAGAATTTAATTTTAGCCTAAACCCATCATTAATATCAGGATCCACAGAAGGCACAGTATATAGTTTTGTAACAGGTTCATATTTTAGTCCATATGTTACAACAGTAGGTTTTTATAATGAAGCGCAAGAATTATTAATGGTAGCTAAATTAGGCCAACCACTCCCCACAAGTGATACAACTGATACAACAATATTAGTTAATATAGATAAGTAAGATTATGATAAATTGGTTATATAAAGGTAAAAAAGTTGAAAATATAGAAGATTTTGGTGAACATACTCCATTCGGATTTGTTTATCTTATCTCTAATACAGTCGATGGTAGAATATATATTGGTAAAAAATTTCTACAACATAAAAAGACTAAAAAACTAGGTAAAAAAGCTATGGCTGAACAAACTGGTCCTGGCCGTAAGAAAACTAAAGAAGTTTCATACGCTGAATCAGATTGGAAAACATATTGGGGTAGTTGTAAACCATTATTAGAAGATGTAGCACGTTTAGGTGAAGACAAATTCTATAGAGAAATACTAGATATAGCATGGACATCAAAACATCTATCATATCTCGAAGCTAAATACCAATTCACAACATGCTGTTTAGAAACAAACAGCTATAATGATAACATACAAGGACGATATTTTAAGAAAGATTTGGCTAACCCAAATCTAGTTAATATATTGTAAGTATGGTAAATCAAGCTCTAGTTGCTACACTAAATTCGGTTTTAGGTATTGGTAAACCCACTGCGCGTGGTAATTTTGCTTACCATTGTCCTTTTTGTAATCATCACAAACCAAAATTAGAGGTTAACCTAACAGAAAATGAAAAAGGTGAACATCCTTGGAATTGTTGGGTGTGTAATAAGAAAGGTAAAAAACTATCTAATCTACTTAAAGCCATAAATGCGTCTGCTGATAAGCTTAAAGAGGTAAAATCATTCGAAAAGTACACATCGAATAACTTTGAAGTAACAGTAACTAATACTAAAGTAGAATTACCCCCTGAATTCAAATCATTAATAGAATTTAATAATAGCATTGAATATAAGCACGCTATCAGCTATTTAAAACGCAGAAATATTACATCTGACGACATTATTAAATACAATTTAGGCTATTGTGATGATGGCAAGTACTCTAACTGTATTATAGTACCATCATATGATGAGCATGGGGTACTAAATTATTTCACCGCTAGAAGTTTTGATAAAAACTCATCTATAAAATATAAAAACCCAGATGTATCTAGGAATATAATTCCATTTGAACTGTTTATTAATTGGAATATACCAATTACGTTATGTGAGGGGCCATTTGACGCGTTAGCTATAAAACGCAATGTTATCCCGTTATTAGGTAAAAATATCCAAACAGCTTTAAGGAAAAAATTAGTAACATCTAAAGTAGAAAAAATATACATAGCATTAGATAAAGATGCTATTAAACAAGCCCTCTCATTTTGTGAGGAATTATTAAACGAAGGTAAAGAAGTATACCTAGTAGACATGGATGATAAAGACCCCAGTGAAATGGGATTTGAGAAATTTACCAGTCTAATCCAAAATACTCTACCCTTAACATTCTCAGATTTATTTGAGAAAAAATTACAATTAATATGATAGAAAAAAATGTATCCGTCTATAAGAAAAGTGTAACCCGTATACTCCATATAGACCCAACTTCAAAACGAGTAAATATTAATGATAATCGATTTTATAGTAGAAATGATGATTATTATCCATCTGTAACAAGTATATTACAATTTTTACCTAAAGGTAAATTTTTTGAAACATGGTTAAAAGATGTAGGACACAATGCTGATATTATAGTTAAAAAAGCAGCTGACGAGGGTACTCAAGTGCACGATGCTATTGAGCGTTACTTGCTAGGTGAAAAAATCGAATGGTTAAACAAAGATGGATACTCAAATTACTCATTAGATGTTTGGAAAATGATTCTAAAATTTCATGAATTTTGGACTAACTTCAAACCAGTACTAATTGAAAGCGAAATCCACTTATTCTCAGATAAACACAAATACGCGGGTACTTGTGACCTAGTAGTCGAAATTGATGGTGTAAGATGGTTACTAGATATGAAAACATCTAACTCACTACACACAGCTATGGATTTACAACTAGCAGCATATGCTGAGGCATGGAATGAAACATTTGAAGAAAAAATAGATCGTGTAGGCATTATTTGGTTAAAATCATCTAAACGTGGTGAAGATAAAAAAGGTAAAACAATGCAAGGTAAAGGATGGGAAGTATACGAACCAACCCGTTCAATTGAAGATAATTTTAAATTATTTGAACACGTATATGAGTTGTTTAAACTAGAAAACCCTGACCCAAAACCTAATAGTGATCAATGCCCCATCGAAATTCAATTAGACCCTAATATTTATGACAAAATTGAAGAATGATACCATCAGTAAGGGATCTTGTAACACCATTTCTAACCAAAGAAGAATTAGCTAGAGTTGAGCATCTGATTAAGGATACTCCTAATATAACAGAGGTATTTGAAAAACTAACAGATGCTTATCCTTTTAAAGCAAAATCAGCATCTACATATTCCTTCAAATCAGTTGGAGAACCATATATTGTAGATATATATCAATACGATAACAGAATAGGAGTAGACTTTGGAGTAGGTAAAAACTACATGGACATGACCTACCCAGAAACAAATGCTGGAGATCTGTATCGAATAATGGCTACAATTGTCGCTATTACTAAAGATTATATTAGCAAACACTCTGATGTTGAAATAATTAGTTGGTCATCTATAGAAAAAAGTGGTCAATCTAAAACAGGGGAAACTCAAAGAGATAGAATATATAAAGCTGCTATTAAAAAACAATTTGGTATAGGTGATAAAGATATTGTAGACAGAGGAGATGGTACATATTGGGCTTATATAAAAGGACGTAATGATATATCTGAAGAAATTGTAGGTGATAGCATAGTTTGTGATAATTGTGGTTGGACTTGGAAAATAAAAGATGGTGGAGACGATTTATTTATGTGCCATAAATGTGGACATGATAACACCCCTAAAGAAGAAACAAATAACTTTTTTGAACCACTACAAGACAAACAACCAGACTTAGATACATCACCTAAATTTGCTAGAGTAGATTATTATAAAGATTATTATAAAAACTTATCCCCACCTGATTTTAAAATTAATAAAGACAAAGATAAAATAGTAATATCTAATATTAGTAAAAATAATTTTGAGCCTGAGACTAATGAATTGGATATGGATATTACTATACCTATTACTGTTGAAAAAACATCTAATTCTTTAGAACATAATGCTGAATTCATTGAAAAATTAGTATCATTAACTGATTATATGATGGATTATATTAATATTGAACCATTACCTGATATTAATTTTATTGAGGATGATGTAGAAAATGCTAATGATTTATTAGGAAAAACAGCATATTATAACCCTGGAAATAAATCTATTACTTTATATACTTTAAATAGGCACCCAAAAGATATACTACGTTCATATGCTCATGAGATGATACATCATAAACAAAATCTTGAAGGTAAATTAACAAATATAGAAGGATACAATATAAATGAAGACGACTACTTAAAAGAACTAGAACGTGAAGCATATGAATATGGTAACGGTATGTATTTTAGAGGTTGGGAAAATTCATTATAAAAAATTAAGTTATGGCAGAAAATGTTTTGAAAAAAGAATTTAAGGAAAAAGACATACAACGTCTTCGTAACCTTATACAAGGTAAATATGGTGAAAAGGCTACTATAGGTACTGGGTATACTAAACAATACGAGCACCATGAAGAAGGTGACATATGGGAAGAAGATGATCGTACTTGGACTATTAAAAATGGTATTAAACAGAATATTACTAAACTAGACGCCGCCAAAAAGGAAATTAACCTACCACTATTTTGCCCTTGTTGCAGTAAAGTAATGAAACCACATCTAGACAAACGTTTTTATCTACAATATAAAAGATGCTTTAACTGCCAGGTAGATTTCGAACATGATCTTAGACAAAAAGGCTTACTAGAAGAATATGAAAAATTTGTAGGCAACTCAGATATTGATGGTATGATTCATGAATTTAACATCTGGATTGATGAAGAAATTAATACTAAAAATGAATCATATATGACTGAAGCTGGTGACATGGAACGTTGGGTTGGTGATGCTAAACAGAAGCTTCTTGAAAGCAAAGAAGAAACCATTAAGTATCTTGAAAGCTTGAAGAAATAACCAATATTTATATATAAAATTAAACATGGATTTTGCAAAACTAATATCATATTTATTCCACTCTCAAACCCAATCCCACATATTTCATCTGCAAACACAGTCATATGCTGAGCATAAAGCACTCCAAAAGTATTATGAGAGTATTGATGACTTAATTGATGGTATTGTAGAGGCATATCAAGGTAAATATGGTATTGTAAAAGGATATTCCAACTTTAATTTAATGGAGTACAATAACAGCCAACAAGTAATCGCATATCTAGAAGCACTAAACAAATCAGTTTGTGATGTATATGATACTATTAATGACACTAATATCAAAAACCAATTAGACGTCATTACCGATTTAATTCGTTCTACTATCTATAAATTGCAAAACTTACGATAAAACACAATATTTATACTAAAACCACAATGAGTAATAAAGCAAAAGAATTAATAAATAAATTAGTCCAAGAAGAAATTTCTTTACTTGAAAAGAAAAAGAAAAAGGACGAATTACCACCAGTTGAAGACATTGAAATAGATGAACCTGCTGGTGAAGAAGCACCATTAGACATAAACCTAGACGCACCTGCTGAAGAAGCACCATCTATGGATATGGATATGGGAGCAGATGTGAGTATGGATATGAGTGGTGGAAATGCAAGCGAAAAAGCAATTGGACAAGGATTACAAATGGCTTTAGACGCTGCTAAACAATTACCTGATGGTGAGACTAAAGACAAACTAATCAGACAAATCGGAAACACAGCTTTGTTCTTCTTGAAGACACAGATACCTACAAGCGGACAAGCATAATATAAACAAATAAATAAATAAAATCTATGAACAGCCAAGAGTTATTAGAAAAGTTGCATGGTTTACTAGAAGAGTTAACAGCAGAACACGCTAAAGGATCTAAAGCAGCACAAGGACGTGCTCGTAAGATCGCAGGTGAGGTTAAAAAAGTAGCTAACGAATATCGTAAAGCTTCTGTTGCTGAGAGTAAAGCAAAGTAAATCATCAAAACGGTTATAGGGGAGCATGGCTCCCCCTAACTATTTTAAATTAAACACACATGGTATCAAAAGCGATATTAGACAGAGCAGAAGATATTTACCAAGCAATGAAGGGTAATAGAAAAAACTTTGTTAAAAAATATAAAAAAGAAGCAGAAAATGTGATGCGTGGTCGTGCAATGAATATAGCTAAATCTCAAGTACAAACTATGAACGAAGAAAGACTAAAAGAGATAATCAAAAAACGATTATCTACTAAACCTGAAGCACCAACCGAACTAGAAGAAGGTGCAATGGGTAAATTATTAACAGGAGCTGCTTTAGTAGCAGCATTGTTAGCGGGTAATAAGATGGTATCTGATGCTAACCCAACAATGAAAAAGCTAAAAGCAGCACACGAAAAAGCTGAAGCTAAAGGGGATAAAGAAGCAATGGATAAAATTGAAGATTTAATTGCTAAACAAGAAGTATACCTAAGCGCTGGAGAAGGTGAAGATCAAGCAGGTAATATAGATGAAACTTTCCCTGATTTAACAGGTGATGATAAAGTAACTAAAGCTGATATTTTAAAAGGCCGTGGAGTTGAGTTAAAAGAAGAAGAACTTGATTATGAAGGTGAAATGGCTAAGTCCGAATTGCGTAATCTAATCCAAAACGCTGAAGAATTATTCAACATGCTAGATGAGGATACCCAACTAGAAGCATGGGTACAAAGCAAACTAACCAAAGCAAACGACTACTTAAACTCAGTAACCCAGTATTTAAAATACCAATCACTACCTAAGCCATCAATGATGGATGAAGAGAAGATGGAAGTATATTATTTAAACAAATAAGATGGCTAGTAAACAGGAATTAGTAGATAAAATACAAACTATAGCAAAACGTGTCTATACTGCTAAAGCAGGGGCAAGTAGTGCATTAGATGTATCACCTGAAGATGTTAACTTTGATAAAGAGTTATTTCCTATTTTAACTAAATTCCCAACTTTAAAAAAAGTTGTATCTGATCTTCTAACAGACCAGTACGAAGACTTTATATCTGATATATGGTGGGTTGCACCCCGCCCTACTACATTTAAAATTATATTAGCAAACAGCCAGTTTTTTTACTTAATATACACAGAACGTTCTTGGATTGCTAAAGTAGAAGGCAAAAAATATTATCTGAGTAACCTAAATGAAGAAGAACGCGCTGCTGAATCTATCGCTCGCATATTAATGTATGGTGGTGGCCCAGAACCTGAAAAAGCAGAAACTGGTGAAGAAGCATCACTTGGTGAAATACCAGTAGGAGGTGAAACCCCAGCAGATGAAACTGTACCTGAACCTGGGGCTGAAACCTCATTAGAAACCCCACCGGCAGAAGAAGAAACACCTGAAGAAACAGTACCAGCATAATGAAAAAATTCCTAAAACATCCCGTTTTACCATGGTTATTAGTTGTATTATTGGTTTCATTATTGATAATAAAGTCTATTACCCCTACATCTAGACCAATAACACCTCCGGTTGATAATCGTATTGATAGTTTAAGTCATATTGTAGATTCATTGAATAACTCATATACTAAACTAAAACAGGATTATGACAGTGCTCAAGCAAACGTTAAAACAGAAATCCAATATATCCAAACCCAAAATGCTAAAGACATTTCTAATATCCATAATTTTACTATTGACCAACGTGATAGCATGTGGTCAACACTTAACCCCTAAACGTATTGTTTTTGGTGGTGATACTGGTATATTTTTTACTAACAAACAAGAAATTGAATTATTAGTAAAATTTAAACAGTTTGAAGGATGTAAGCTTGAAAAAGCAAAATGGGAAAAATATGCTATGGATGCTGATTTACAAATCGAAAGAGAAAGATCAGCATATGATCATTTAAATAATGAATACGATAACTTATTAGTTGTATCTAGAGACTTCCAAAATAAATATAATACTGAATATACGGCTCATGAAAATACAAAGGTTACATTAACCAACATGATTAATGAAAAAAATAAATGGGTTAAAGCAACATTTATAACAGGTGGAGCATCATTAATCATTATTGCTCCTTTGGTTTATTTACTGGCCCGTTAAATATTTATCGGAAATGCTACCGATGAAGAAAAAATGTGATTGTGGGTGTAATACTTGTGATAAAGCACCTATGTTAAACGAATCAAAACAATATATCGCCCCAATATCTGAGGAGATGCGATATCATTTGAGTAATCAAATTCAATTACACGAAAATGTATTCCGCCCTGGTTCTAAATCCCACATTAATTTAATCCATGAGGCTCGTTTACTTTGGAAACAAGGTATTATTGAATTACAAGACTTAGATAAGAAATTATTTGAAACCACAGACTTAGGTCGTTTTGGAATGTTTGAAGGTGAAATAGTACCTTTAGATTTACCAATGATGGAAATCGAAACATTAACAGAAGCAGAATTAGAAGAAGAAAAGAAACAACCAGCATTAGGTAAACCAAAACGTGGTGGCTCTAAAAAATTCTATGTTTATGTTAAAGACCCTAAAACCAAACGTATTAAGAAAGTATCATTTGGTATGGCGGGTGGTGGATTACGTGCTAAACTTAATAACCCTGAAGCTAGAAGAGCATTTGCTGCTCGTCACAAATGTGCTCAAAAGAAAGATAGAACAAAAGCATCTTATTGGTCATGTCGTCTCCCACGTTACGCAAAATTACTAGGATTTAAAACAACATTCTCAGGATTCTGGTGATATGAATATTACACAATTAATAGAACATATTCTTTTAGAAGAAAAGAAAAAAGCAGATCGCTGTAAACGTATTGCTGACCGCAAATATGATAAACCTTCTGCTTACAAATCAGGTGCTATTGTTAGATGTCGTCAAGGTAAAATTTGGAAAAGTTTAAAAGAAACAGACGACCCACAATCAGGCAAAGCCGCTCCATACGGATCAGGATATGCTAGATTAAAAGAAATTATTGTAAGAAAACTTCAAGAAAAAGAAACACTTCGTACTTGGTTTAAACGTAAAGGAGCACCTGGTAAAGAAGGTGGATGGGTAGACTGCAACACATGCCGTAATGGTAAATGTAAACCTTGTGGTAGAAAAGAAGGTGAAAAACGAGCTAAATACCCATCATGCCGCCCTACACCAGCTCAATGTAAAACAAAAGGCAAAGGTAAAAAATGGGGAAAAACAAAATGATTAAATTAGTAGACATCTTAAATGAAGCAGATATGAATAAATGTCCTGCTCCTACTCAAAATATAGAACTAAATCTTCAAAACAGACAAAAAGCTATTGAAGGTCAAGGATATGGTCCTTTAAATCCAAATGAACCAAATGAAAAATTTTGGCAAGCTAAAGCAGATATGTGGCAGCTTGACTCTATAGAAGAAGCTAAAACTTCATTATGTGATAATTGTGCTGCTTTTGATATTACAACAAAAACATTAGATTGTATAGCTAAAGGAATAGGTAATGATGAAGGATCAGAAGATCCATTTGATGTAATTAACGCTGGTAAATTAGGGTATTGTAGATTTTTAAAATTTAAATGCGCAGCTGCCCGAACTTGTGATGCTTGGGTTGTTGGAGGCCCATTAGTTGATAAAACTAAAGAATAATTACCCATATTTATAATAAATCTAATTTCTGGTAATGAATAACACAGACAAATTTATAAACCATATTGTCCACAACTTATTTCCACTGAATGAATACTCTGAAGGAGAGATAAGGAATTTAATGGCTAAATTTAAGGAAGAGGTAGAAGATTTAAACTTAACAATCTCTGATGACCAATTAAAAAAATATATTGAGCGTTTTGATCAAATCAAAAACTCCCCTAAAATTACAGAAAAAGACTTACGTAAGTATTCTTTAGCAAAATTAATTAATCTAGTTACATCATCTGCCGGAGCTGAAACCTCTGAAGAACCTGAAAATAGCACCCCAGATGTAGTATACAATGAAGGAGGAATTGTAATATATAATGGTAGCAAAGAAGGTAATTGTGTAACTTATGGACGTGGTGAAAATTGGTGTATAACCCGAGGATCATATGGTACCTATAGATATAGTAAAGATAGAGCATACCCTACATTTTACCTAGCTAAAAACGAAAATTTATCATCAGGCAATAAACTAAGCTTTGTAGCCATCCAGGTTAGAGATACTCCTGATGATAGTAAAAAATACGTTTATACTAATAGAATAAACATCCCAAACGAATCTAACCCAATGAGTTGGGAGCAATTGTTATCTGAAATCCCGTGGTTACGTGATGTCCCTAATGTTAAAAACATACTTAAGTATATCCCTATCTCTTCATCAGAAGAAGAAACAGATAAATTATATAGTGCTAACTCCATTACAATTAGAGAATGGATAGCATTACCTTTTAAAACTAAAAAACAATATTTAGTTATAAGAAAAAATAAGAGTAAATTATTTGATGATATATCTAATGAAAAATTTGTATCTGCATATCTTCCTAAATACCCACAACTAGCAGAATTCATAGCAGTAACCCCGGGGGTTATTGATTCTGAAATGTTGCTTGCTAATATAGATAAATTTGATAAACAAGCCCAAAGATCTATATTAGCTAATACCCGAAAAGTATCAGCTGATGAATTATCTAAAGATAACTTATCATTTGATGTTAAAAAAGCACTTACATATGCTGATAAATGGGATGATAAAGGTCTATCAAGATTATATGTTTCTGGAGATAAAAATGCTATAGTTAAACTAACACTAGGGGATGATATAAAAATTGGGATATACACTGAAGATGCTGATTACCCAAACATTAAATTAACACCTCGTACTGTAAAATACCTACTAGAATACCCAGACCTAGATAAAATACCTCTTAAGTTATTATTAGAACTAGTATCTAAAGGTTCTATAAGTAGAGAAGTTGTAGACCAAATAATTAAAAAAGGAAAAGAAGACCCAAATTCTGCTATTATTGTTAGAGATGTAGAAGGAGGTCAAATCATTATAGACACAAACTCATTTGCTTCATATAAACTAGAAGGAAATACCGTATCTAGAATAGATTTTAATGACCCTGAAGTACAAGAAGTACTTAGCCAAGCAACTGAAAACACAAATCTACAACAAAACGCATTTGATTTAGTAAATAAACAACGAAACATCCCAGATACCATAGATAAAGAATCATTATTTAGTATTTTAAATTCTATCCCATATGATTCAAGAATAGTTACAAATGCTGGGGCTGCAGGGTCACCTCAAGTATTAATACTTTCTCCTAATTCTCCATTATCTATGTTTGGGGTTCCTCAATCAAACACAGGTGTATTAACTCGAAATAGAATATCATATTCTTATAATGGTGGAAACGCTTGGAGAAGAACTGCCGGCTCAAATAGCATAGATACTGAAGAGCAATGGGCTGCCTATTTTGCTTATTTAAGAGATACTAATGCATCATATAATGATGCTGCTTTAAGATCTCTATTAGATTACCAGGGATATGGTGGATTAGAGCCTAAAATTAACTTTATTAAGGCTAACCCCCCATTAGATGCTGCAAACCGATACCGCCCATTTGTTATTGTAAAAGACGGTACTGAAAGACCAATATTGTTAAACACAGCAAACTCTGCTGATAGTTTAATAGTAGGAAAACGTGGTGGATTAATTAGAGCAAATATTAAACCTCAAGTAGCACAACGATTATTAGGTGCTAACCCATTACCTAACCCACAAGGTGGTGAAACCCCAGAAGCACCAGCTGCCGCTGGGCAAGTAGCACCTGCAAGAAGAGGAAGACCAGCAGCTGGAGCACAAACACGACCTGTAGTCCAACAACCTAATGCTGGTGCTGGAATAACTATTGCTCAATATTTTGCAACATCCCCTACGTTGCAAGCTGCCTTCACAGCATTACCAAACTGGGCTCGAAATCCATTTGTACTTGTAACCTCAAGTCCATTAGCTGGAGATAGAGGAGCATCACGTCGTGATAATTTATTAAGAGGAACAGGTGAAGTAGTAAGAGTACTTAATTCTACTACTAGTCAAAGTAAAATGTATATTATAAGATTAGACAGTGGAACGATGATAGCTTCTATTGTTATTCAACCTGGTAATATTCACTTAATAATGAGACCAAATGGTCAATTTATACGAATAGCTAGCCCATCTGATTTAGCAACAGTATTACAACAAAATAACTTGAACGAGGAATTAACTGAAGTTGTTACTAGATTACATATGGCACACAACCCATCAATGATTAAAGAAAAATTAAAACAAAAATAAAATGAACGCTAAAGACTTAAAACGTATAATTAAAGAGGAATTAGTAGCTATTTTAGCTGAAAATGCCCCTGCTAAAGAAAAGGAAACAACTACTGCTCCACCTAAAACAACCCCTAGCACTACTCCAAAGCGTAGAGGATTTGATCAGCCTGCTCCTGGTGTTAATCCAAAACCAAAAGCTGGTTTAAAAGAAGAAGAAATGATTGACAAAATTGTTGCTCGTTTTAAATCAGCTAAGAAAAGCCTAGACGAATTAGGATTTAACTACCCTGGAAAACCAGAACCACGTGTTGGATCAACTTCAGAATATGAAAAAGGATATGAAGAGGGATTTAAAGCTGCTCTAGAGGCAATGGCTGCTAAATTAGGGGTGGATTTATCACAATTTTAATATAAATTTACACCATGGCTAAACTATTAGAAGTAGAATACGAAAAAATATTCAAACCAGAAACAATGGCTGCCTTAAAAGGTAAGTCAGGTGAATCTTTACGTCAAATGTTAGGTAACAAATCATTGATGCAAACAATGATGCGTTCACGACAATTACTAGATGATATTATATCTGCTGAAGATGGGTATCGTGATGCTCTAGAAGGTATAGCTGTTGATATGGTAACACAAGCATACCCAATTATTGAATATGCTAATATTCGCATTGATGCTGAAATAGTAGGCATGGGAGATATGAATATCGGTGGTGGGGGAGAAGATGAAACACCAGCTGAAGATGCAAATACACCTGAAGCAGTACTAGCAAAACGTCGCATCATAAATGGTATTACCCAAGGTGCTTCTATTAGAGGGGCATTTGCATTCTACATATTCAGAGAATACCTAGATGTATTAGACGAAAATTTAGTAGATAAATATGCTGAAATCTTAAAACTATCATTTGGTATATACGATGATGAGAATGCTATTGCTATGTTATTAGCAATGATGGCTCAAAACAATAATATGCAAGGTGGTGAAAGTGAGATGGTTTACGATGAAGAAGAACAACAGTTTGTTATTAAAGCCAAAGCAATTTGTTTCCCAATGTTGGTACACGAAATTGTAAAAGGACTTTACGAAATTGTTGGTACACAAGGATTTGGACAAGACCAAGAACAAAATAAAGCCATTATCGGTAAAGTAGATAAATTATCAAATGAGCCACGTGACTTACAATACGGTAAATTTATATATGACGAATTAAACAATTTATTTGTTGAAAGTAATATTGAAGATTTACGTGTACGAGAATTATTTTTCTCTGAAGTATATAAACTTGAAGAAGAAGAATTTGTAGAATTTATTGAAAACCTAATCAACAAATCACTTACCTCAGCCCAAAAACAATGGGCAACTAATGAGATGAGAGATATTGAAAAAGATCTTAAAAAAGATGATACTGGGTTAGAAGGTTTAGATGAAAATACAAGACCATATACTGATATTGAGGTTACAGACGAATACATTATACGCGAGTTTAATGCGAGTATTGACCCAATTGAGTTAAAATGGCATCGTGATAGAGAAGATCGTATTGTAGAAATTGTAGGTAACACTGATTGGAAAATACAATTAGAAGATCAATTACCAACTTCTATAAATGAATCAATATTTATACCAAAAGGACAATGGCATCGTGTTATTAAAGGTAACGGTACGTTGACTTTGAAAATAAATAAAAAGTGAAAAAATCTGAATTAATACAACTTATTAAAGAGGAATTAAGTAATATTCTGAATGAAGAGTCTACTCAATATAATGTTGAGGGACTTCTTCAAACAGACACTACGTCTCGCCCCCAAAAAGATATATTATCTGATGTTAGATCCTTACCTGGTATAACAATTGTGTCTACAAAAGACTACGAAATGCAAGGACCAGAAGTACTAGCATTTAATAACCCAAATTATTACACAGTCCTTCGTATTAAAATCGACCCACACCCTTACCCATCAGGATTTAAGGATGAAGATTTACAAGGTTTATTTGATAAAATTCGAGCTATTGAAGGTGTTAGGAATTTTAAATTAACTAAATCTGTAGAAAAGAAAACTGTGTAAAGTAGGTAGGTTTTACACCATATGTGTTATACATTAACAAAAAAAACAACTCTAGTTTTATGAGTAAAATAAAAAGATTATTCTTTGACATCGAAACAAGCCCAAATATTGGATTGTTTTGGGCGGCCGGTTATAAAAAGAACATTAGTCCTGATAATATTATTAAAGAAAGGGCTATTATTTGTATAGCATATAAATGGGCAGATGATGATAAAACCTATGTCTTAACATGGGATAAAGATCAAAACGACAAATCACTCCTAGAAAAATTCATTAAAATTGCTAACGAAGCAGATGAATTAATAGGACACAATGGTGATAGATTTGACTTAGCATGGATTAGAACCCGCTGCCTATACCACCGAATCCCAGTATTCCCAAATTACACAACATTAGATACACTTAAAAGTGCTAGATCTAAATTTTATTTTAATAGTAACAAATTAGATTACATAGCTAAATTTTTAGGAGTAGGAGAAAAAATCCACACAGGTTACGACTTGTGGAAAAATATAGTTTTAAATAAAGATGCAGCGGCATTGAAAGAAATGTCTGAGTATTGTAAGAATGATGTTGTTATACTTGAAAAAGTATATAACGAACTTGCAAATTACCTCCCAAGCAAAACACATCATGGTGTTGCTATGGGTGAAGAAAAATGCTCATGCCCTGAATGTGGTTCTATGAATATGGCTTATTCCAAAAAGCGTTTATCTGCTTTAGGAACATCTCGAATTCAAATGCAATGTCAAGATTGCGGTAAATATCATACCGTATCTGAAAGAATCTACCAACAATATTTACAAATTAAAGAAGAAAATGAAAGCGAATTACTCCCTTAAATCACTTTTCCTGAACGAAAACGAAGGAGAAGACATACCTGTAATACCAGCAGAAACCCCCTCAACCCCTTCGGGTGCTATCACTCAAGAAGAAGCTAAAAGGTTAATTAAAGCAACTAACGGTAAGTTTTTTACTGTTACTTTTATTAAAAAAGATGGAACTGAAAGAGTAATGAATGCTCGTTTAGGTGTTGAAGTATATTTAAAAGGAGGCAAATTAGCATACGATGCTGAAGCTAAAGGACTAATAACAGTATACGATATGAAATCTAAAGGATATCGTATGGTAAACGTAAATACTATTACCCACCTAAAAATTGGTAAAAACGAGTACGACGTAGAATAAAACACACATATTTATAATAAAATACAAAACAATGAAAGTAGAAAACTTACGCTCACTTATACGTGAATCAATCAACGAATACATCAGAGAAATAGACAACGCTGGAAACAAAGCAGCTTTAGAAGCTAAAATGACTGCAACTCAAGAAGCAATTGATCTTCGTAAGAAGAAAATGAGTATGGAAGGCTTAGATGAAGCATACCATGACATGCTTGATAAGGGTAAAATGAAAGAATTAAGTGGCGAGGTTAAAGCATTAGAAAAAAGTTTAACTAAATTAAAAAAACAATTAGATAAACTTAATTCAAAGTCTGAGCCTAAAACTGAAGTAATAAAAGATGAGCCTGTTGAAGAAGGAGATGCAATGGACAGTATGAAAAATGCTATAGTTCCTGAAGTAGAATTAGAAGAAGCTCGTTTTAAAAAAGGAACTGACATTGGTAAAAAAGGAAAAGGATTTGCTAAAATAGCTAATGCTGCTGGAAAAGAATACGGATCTAAAGAAGCAGGAAAACGTGTAGCTGGATCTATTCTAAAGAAAGTATTAAATAAAGAAGGTGAAGAAGCTACTATTAATGAATCATTTCTTAAAATGCAAAAAATGGCAGGTGTAATTACCGAAGCTCAATATAATCAAAGAAAAAGCTTAGTTGAGAACCAATTAAATGAATTTGATCTAAACACAGCTATGAAAGCATCACCTGAACGTCACTCATATAATGATGTTCTTGAAGTGATTAAGTCATATGAAAATGAAGACATGTTAGATAAATTTATGGGTGAATTTCCTCAAGGAAAAGATATTAGTAGAGATGATTATGGACGATTCTGTATGTCATATATGGATGATATGTCTGAACAGCAGTATATCCAAGCAAACTGGATTTCAATAACCGACCCGGACATTTTTGAAAAAGCAGGATTAGTATAATCTTTAAAACATATTTTAAATTAGGCTCACAATAGTGAGCCTTTTTTGATATTTATAGATATGAAACTAATTAGTATATTAAAAAATATAGTTGAAGGAGTTAAAGTAACATTTGATGCTAATAATATAGTAAATGCTATAGATATATCTCCATCCCCAATAGATGGTGAACAACTTCATACAATTAGAGGAATACGAAAAACTGATTTTTATAATGTGTTTTATAGTTTAGAGTCATCTAAAATGCCCGGTACTAAAGCAGCTGAAGATGCTTTAAAATATGACACAAATAATAAAATCAACCAAAACGATTTAAAGGCTCTTATCACTACAACTCTTAAACCTCAATTACCTAGTATAGACTATATTGGATTTTTAGAATCAACAGGAGCATTAAACCAAATATTACTTGATACTATCAAAAATATATATAATGTTAGTGATGAAAACATTATAAACATAAGCAAAATCAAATACGAAAATATAGATGATGCTGTTGACTGGGAGCAATTCAGAAAAGAATCAGAACCTATACAAAAAGCCATAATAAGTTATTTATATAAACAAGCTGAGCAACCCCCAAAATATTCAATCCGAAAATCAGGAGAGACCCAATCCAAAATAATCCAAAGACTTCATACTAAGTATGACATAGGTTTACACCCAAACCTACCAAACCAGCCTTTACCTCCTATATATGATGTTTTTGTAAAATGTATAACTCAAGGAAAAACATTATTGATTATAGATGATAACCTTCATACTGGTACTGATTTTTTAAAGATATTTAGAACTATAGATAAATTAGTTGTTAAACTAGAAACAGAATACTCTCAACCATCTGAAAAAGAGCAAGAAGTTATTGACCAAATACAAAAAATAAAACAACACCCTAAATTTAATACATCACCTGTTCTTCAAACCCAATATAAAGAATTAGAATCAACACGACTAAGCTATTTAAGAAGAGCCCAAATGTTAACTAAAGATTTTGCAAAAGTAAGAAACAGAATATCAGGGTATATATTATATTTAATAGACCCTGCAGATTTAAAAAATAAATAATTTATAGACAGATTCATAGCCTGTCGATTTAATAACAAATTATTAGGAAGCTGTGGCTCCATTTTGGAAGCTACGGCTTTCCTTATTATATTTACAACATGAACAAGAAAATAGTAATTATAGGCGCCGGTGTAGCGGGCATAAATGCTGCAACAAAATTAGTCGATAACGGCTACCCAGGTGAGTTAATCACCATTATAGACAAAGGAAATGACCCACATAATCGTTTACCTGAAGAAGTAATGACAGGTATGCTAGGTGCTGGTGGATGGTCAGATGGTAAATTAACATACCACACTGCTATCGGAGGTGTACTATCAAAGTATTGTGGTGAAGAGAAAGCAATGGAGTTAATGGACCAAGTTATTAGTAACTTTAGACGTTTCCATCCTAAACCAGAAGAAATATTTTGCTCTGACCCACAAGCAGAACCTGATTTCATTAAACCATACTTTGGATTACGCTTATTCCCAGTATGGCATATTGGTTCAAATTATCTACATGAAATTGCTAAAACATGGTATTCATATTTAGTTGATAAAGGTGTTAGATTTGAATGGGAAACTGAAGTTATTGATATTAATTTCCAAAAACAAGAATTAATAACAGTATGTGAAGATCCTAAATTAGCAGACTATTATGATTATGACAAACTTATATTTGCTGTAGGCAAATCAGGTATTGATTTTGGTAAGCAATTAGCAGATAATTATAACTTACCAACAGAACCTAAATCGGTACAAATTGGAGTTCGTTTTGAAGCACCACAAAAATACTTCCAAAAACTAATTGATATTAGTTATGATTTTAAATTATACCAAAAATTCAATAATGTATCATTACGTTCATTCTGTACTAACAATAACGCAGCTTATGTAGCAGTAGAAGAAACATATGGTGATATTAGTTACAATGGTCATGCTAAAAAAGGTGAACAATATCGTAATGATATGACTAACTTTGGTATTTTGATGGAAATTAAAGGCATTGAAAATCCATTTGAATGGTCAAGAAATGTAGTTAAAAAATTACAAATTGATGATAAAGGATTATACTATAGCCCATCTAGAACACCAGGCCTAACATCTGAAGGTACTAAAGTATCAGCTACCCAAATATCAAATTTAAAAGTATTTGAAGAAGCAATGGGTGAATATGCTAAATATATTACTGATTTCATTGACCAAATGAACAAAATATTTGAATTTAGAAACGACTATGGAATTTACATCCCTGAAGTAAAATACTTAAGCCCTGAGCCATTAGTAGACTATAAAAACCTAGCATTAGTAGATTATCCTAATGTGCACTTTGTGGGAGATGCTTTATCTGCTCGTGGTATTACAGTTAGTGGAGCACAAGGAATTTATGTAGCTGAAAATTTGCTTTCTTAAATTTTTAGTCGTATATTTACAAAAAATTAATAACATATGAGTAAAGAAGTAAAACCACTAGTTGTAGATGAAACATTGCAAGTTAAAAAGTACACATCAAAAGATGGAGTAGTACGCTACATGAAAGATGGTAAACTACACAATTGGGATGGCCCAGCAGTAATCCACCCAGACGGAAAAGAAGAATATTTTATTAATGGTTTTGAACACACTAAAGACAGCTGGAAGAAAGCTAAAAAATCAGGTGATGGCTTACCATGGTACAAGTCAGGTGTAGCAAAACAAAGATTTTAATATGAAAATAGGTTTTATCCTCCCAGGACGGGAGTTCTCAGAAAAATTTCTAAATAGTTGGATAAGTACATTGAAATCAATCCCTAAAGAATGGGATTGGTTTCATATTACTGGATATGTTCCAAATATATTCTACAACAGACAAGCATTACTTGACCGAGCTAAAATGCTAAGACCAACCCACTATATGTGGATTGATAGTGATCAAGTATTCAATTTTCAAATGCTTGAAAAACTAGTAAACCATAACCTACCTATAGTTTCAGGAATATACAAAAAAACACCAGATATATTTGCTTGCTGTGGATTAGATGGTCGAACATTAACTGTTAATGATATTGAAAGTCAAACAGATTTAATTGAAGTAAAAGCAAATGGAATGGGTTTCATGCTAGTTAAACGTGAAGTATTTGATTATATAATAGATCCATTTGAACCTATTGACCCTGACCAGTGGGAAGATTTTACTTTCCAAGAAAAAGCTAGGCAGAGAGGATATAAGTCGTATATTGATCCTACAATTATAGTAGGACACGAAAAAAAGATAGTATTATGAAGATAGGATTTTGTGGGACAATGAGTGTAGGTAAATCTACATTAGTAAATGCTTTAAAAGAATTACCTGAATTTAAGGATTATTTTTTTGCTACTGAACGTAGTAAATACTTACGTGATTTAGGTATTCCATTAAATACAGACAGTACATTAAAGGGACAAACAATATTTTTAGCTGAACGTTGTTCTGAATTAATGAGAGAAAATGTTATTACTGATAGAACAGTTATTGATGTTATTTCATTTGCTAAATGTGCTCAATCAATCCATGATGAAGATAAAGTAGCATTTACTAAATATGCTGCTCCATTCATCTGGGATTATGATTATATATTTTATGTATCACCTGCTGGTGTAGATATTGAGGATAATGGTGTTAGAGAAACAGATGCTGATTATCGTAATTTAATTGATATGGCTATTAAAAATACTATATTTGAAAACCTACACCATATCAAAAGCATAGGCATCATATCAGGTACAACAGAGCAAAGAATTGAGCAGATCAAATCTTACATGGGTCTTTGATATTTATACCAAAACCTATATATGAAACGATCTGAACTAAAAAAATTCATTGAAGAAAATATCACCGAAATATTAGGTGAAGCTGGGACTTATGCTGGTAAAAAAGCAGTAGATGACATGAAAAAAGACCCAGATTATAACACATTGAATACTCAAGCTAAAATAGATGCTGAGAAAAAATTACAAAGTGGTGGTAGCATTACTGTAGGGTAATATAATAAAAGGTTATGTCCCAAGATTTAAAACAAATAATCCGAGAGGAATATCTTAAGTGCGCTCAAGACCCGGCACACTTCATGAAGAAATACTGCCACATTCAACACCCACAACGTGGCCGAATTATTTTTAACCTATACCCGTTCCAAGAAAAAGTATTACACTTATGGAGAGATAATCCATATGATATAATACTTAAATCTAGACAGCTAGGTATCTCAACTCTAGTAGCAGGTTATTCTTTATGGTTAATGTTATTCCATAAAGATAAAAATATCTTATGTATCGCAACTAAGCAGGAGACAGCTAAAAACATGGTAACGAAAGTTAAATTCATGTATGAAAACCTACCTTCCTGGTTAAGAATAAACGCTGAAGAAAATAATAAATTAACATTACGACTAAGTAATGGCTCTCAAGTTAAAGCAGTATCAGCAGCAGGCGATGCAGGTCGATCCGAAGCTGTTTCTTTGTTAATCATAGATGAGGCCGCATTCATTGATGGTATTGGTGAAATTTGGGCATCTGCTCAACAAACATTAGCCACCGGAGGAGGAGCAATTGTATTATCTACCCCATACGGTACAGGTAACTGGTTTCACCAAACGTGGGTTAAAGCAGAAGCAGGTGAAAACCAATTTTTGCCTATTAAATTACCATGGTATGTTCACCCTGAACGAGATGAAACCTGGAGAAAAAGACAAGATGAATTGCTAGGTGACCCTAGAATGGCGGCACAAGAATGTGATTGCGACTTTAACACCTCAGGTGATGTTGTATTTTACCCTGAGTATCTTGAATTTATTACTCAAACATATGTTAAAGATCCCTTGGAAAGACGAGGAGCAGATCGTAACCTATGGATATGGGAACCAGCCGATTATACTCGTAGTTATATGGTTGTGGCTGACGTTGCTCGAGGGGATAGTAAAGACCATTCCGCATTCCATATTATAGATATTGATACTAATACCCAAGTAGGTGAATATAAAGGACAATTATCACCAAAAGAATTTGGTTACTTGTTAGTAGCAATATCAACCGAATACAATGAAGCATTGTTAGTTGTTGAAAATAATAATATTGGATGGGCAACTTTAGATGCAATTCAAGAAAGAGGATATAGAAACTTATATTATTCTCCTAAAACTGAAGCTATAAATGCTGAGTCTTATTTAGATAAACTAGATGATCCATCAAAACTAGTACCTGGATTTACAATGAATTTAAGAACCAGACCACTAGTTATTAATAAGTTTAGAGAATACGTTGGTGATAAAAGTGTTATTATACAATCTAAACGTTTAGTTGAAGAAATGAAAGTGTTTATTTGGAAAAATGGTAAAGCAGAAGCACAATCAGGATATAATGACGACTTAGTTATGAGTTTTGGAACAGCAATGTATGTAAGAGACACTGCTCTTAAATTTAAATCACAAGGAGTTGATTTAGCTCGTGCTATGCTTTCAAATATAGCTAATACAAGACCGAATTTTCAAGGGGCATATAACCCCAATACATATAATAACCCATATCAAATAAACTATGGTCACGGAGCTGAGGACATTAGCTGGTTACTATAATATTTATTGATATAATTTAACATAATAAATGGCCGATACTAGTATATTTTCACGTCTGCAGCGATTATTTGCAACTGATGTAATAATCAGAAATGCTGGAGGAAATGAATTAAAGGTAATGGATGTTAACAGCATCCAAATGACCGGAGAATACCAAACAAATTCTCTTATAGATAGATACAATCGTATCTACTCAAGCAACAGTACATCTTTATTTGGCGCCCAATTAAATATTAACTGGAAGTACTTACGCACTCAAATTTACTCTGACTACGATGCGATGGATACTGATGCTATTATCGCATCTGCTTTGGATATAATCGCAGACGAATGTACTCTCAAGAACGATATGGGTGAGGTACTTCAAATTAAAAGTAGCGACGAAGATATACAAAAAATATTATACAACTTATTCTATGATGTATTAAACATTGAGTTTAATTTATGGTCTTGGATCCGTCAAATGTGTAAGTATGGTGACTTTTTCTTAAAATTAGAAATAGCAGAAAAATTTGGCGTATATAATGTTATACCATACACTGCATATCATATCGAAAGACAAGAAAACTATGATATAAAGAAACCAGCTGAAATAAGATTCGCATTCTCACCAGATGGATATGCTGGTGGATCAGGTTATTATGGAATTGGAGGCCAAAGTACCCAATCATCTAAAAAAGATGATAGCCGAATATACTTTGATAACTATGAGATGGCCCACTTCAGATTAATTACTGATGTGAATTATTTACCATATGGAAGATCATATTTAGAACCTGCTCGTAAATTATACAAGCAGTATATCTTGATGGAAGACGCAATGCTAATCCATCGTATTGTTCGCGCCCCAGAAAAACGTATTTTCTATATCAACGTTGGTTCTATTCCACCAAATGAAGTAGAAAACTTCATGCAGAAGACTATCAATACAATGAAGAAAACTCCATTTATTGACCCTCAAACTGGTGAATATAACATGAAGTATAACCAACAAAATATTTTAGAAGATTTCTATATACCGGTTAGAGGTAATGATAGTGCTACTAAAATTGAACCTACTAAAGGTATGGATTATACAGCAATTGAAGACGTAGTTTATTTAAGAGATAAATTATTTGCTGCTTTAAAAGTACCTAAAGCATTCATGGGTTATGAAAAAGATTTAACTGGTAAAGCAACATTAGCAGCCGAAGATATTCGTTTTGCCCGCACAATTGATCGCATCCAACGTATTATACTATCAGAACTATACAAGATAGCTTTAGTACATTTATATACTCAAGGATATAAGAACGAATCGTTAACCAATTTCGAATTATCATTAACTACTCCTTCTATCATTTATGATCAAGAGAGAATAGCATTGATGAAAGAAAAAGTAGATTTAGCTCGCCAAATGATGGAAACTAAATTATTACCTACTGATTGGATTTATGATAACATATTCCACTTGAGCCAAGACCAATATGATGAATACCGTGATTTGATTGCTGAAGACCAAAAACGTACCTTCAGACTAAAACAAATCGAAAACGAAGGTAATGACCCATTAGAATCAGGTAAGTCATACGGTACACCTCACGACTTAGCAGCATTATATGGAGCAGGTCGCTACAACAGTTTACCTGATGGATATGATGAGGATTTAAAATTAGGTCGTCCTGAGGAAAAAGCATCTAATATTGGCACTCAAGATAATGCATTGGGTAAAGACAGATTAGGTAGTGTAGGTATGAAGAAAGGTGACAATAGTGGTGAAGATAAGTCGTTAAAAAACAACTTTAAAGGCGGTTCACCGTTAGCATTAGAAACTATGCTAAAAAATAAATCACTTATTGAATCTTTAGATAAAAAAATCTCATTAAAAAAGAATGATTCTTCGCTATTAGATGAATCACAAATACGAGAATAAAAAAAATTCATATATTTATAGATAAAAATATACTCATAGAATGACTATTAAACATTCAAAGTACAAAAATACTGGTATCCTTTTTGAGCTTCTTGTAAGACAAATTACCGCTGATACCTTATCGGGTACTGAATCAAAAGCTGCGAATATTTTAAAGAAATATTTTACTAAAACCGAATTAGGAAGAGAGTATAAGTTATACGAAGGTCTTTTTAAGTATACTAGTATTAGTGAAGCTAAAGCGGATATGGTAATTACTACTCTTATTGAAAGCTCAAAGCAGTTAAATCGCTCCGCACTTAAAAGACAAAAATACAACCTAATTAAAGAAATTAAGGCTAATTATAATATTGAAGAATTTTTCAAAACAAAATTACCTAATTATAAGGCACAAGCTGCCCTGTATACTTTGTTAGAAGTGTATAACAGTGAAAACTTATCTAACCCTACTCAAATCATTGAGAACAAAACAGCTCTTCTAGAACATTTAACCCAGTCAACTATTGACAAAAATGAGGTTCAAAACAATATCCTAGAAGAGTTTAAAAATCAAGATAAAGATATCCGCGTACTAACATACCGAGTATTACTTGAGAAATTTAATGATAAGTACTCAAACCTAAATGAAAACCAGAAAATGGTTTTAAAAGAATTTATTAACAGTGTTGACAGTACTCCTAAATTAAAAGAATTTTACAACACTAAAGTTAATGAAATCAAAACTCATTTAACTAACCTTAATAAATCAGTTACTGATAAAGCTACTCAAATTAAAATTAATGAGATAATTACTATACTATCCCCATTAAGTAAAAATGATAAAGCATCAGATGATAATTTGGTAAACTTGTTGCAATATTATCAATTAGTTGAAGAATTAGAGACTACATTAGCATGAGTAAAAAAGATAAAATAAAAGAATTAGTAAACAAGCGCATAAAAGAAATGAGCGCTACTGGAACTGGGGCACATTTTACCCCAGGGGCTGGTGCTAATTATGCTACACCATATGCTTTTAACCCTAAAAAAGGAGCTAAAGGTGCAGAACATATCTATTACTATAAATTAGGATTTAAACCTGTTAATCAAAAAGCATTAAATAAAGCTGCTAAAGGTATTGAAGTAAAACAACTATGGGAAGAACAAGCAGCATTTGATATTGAATCATACATTGCAACCTTACCTACAGACGATGAAGAAGTAAAAAAATACATTGCTGGTCGTTTAGGTGATTACAATACTTTATCTGATAAGTTAAAACAACTTATTACATTGATAGGAGATGCTAAAAAAGATACTATAAATTCATATAGAGAAAATCCTCAATTTAAAGCAGTTTATGGTACTGATTTAGCAAATTCACTTTTAGACGACGTAATAGAATTATTTACAAAATAAAACATGGAAAAAACACTACAAGAACAATATAACCTTATTAAAGAAGGTAAAGGAAATAAAGCATATTTCTTAAAATCAGCATTACGCCAATTTCCAAACATGCTTTCACCTGTTAACACATTTGAAGATACAGTTACTATCCTTAAAAACAGAAGCATCATCAGTGAAGGATTAGGTGGCCTAGTAACTACAGGTAAAAAACAAGATTGGCATGCTATCTTTAATGAGAATATGAGCAAGCTTAAGGATGAAGAGGATAAGGAAGATGAAGATGAATTTACGGCATCTATTGAGGATTTTGAAGAAAAAGATACTGCTGATGCTAATATTTCCCCAATTAACTACCGTAGTCTTAGAGAAGCTAAAGAAAAAGAAGAGCCATCTAAAGAAGTATTAGATAACCAAAAACATAATTTTGATTACAAAGACGAAAAAAATTATGATAACTTATTTGGTGAAGAATTTTTAAAAGGATATTACACCGAACTGAGAGACCCAGCTAATGCTGATAAAGATGTTGAAGAATTAAGAGCTATTGTTGCTAAAAACTTAGCTAAAGACCGCCAACATTATGTTAAAAACGGACAGTTTGGGGTTAAAGGAATAGGCTACCAAACCGAAGCACCAGGATTGGGTGAACCAAAAGAACCCAAAGGTAAATACAAATCATCAGGATACGGTGACCTAAAAGAGTCAGTATTACGTTCTCAAATTCATCTTTTAATTAAAGAAATACTAGGTGAATTACCTCCTTTAGAAGCAGGTGAGATGGGAATGTACGAAGGAGAACCAGTATTTATTATAGCTGTATCAATGCATGCCAAAACAGACAAAGATGAATCTCAACCATTTTCATATACTATTGAAAAAAATGGTAAAATATATAGAGAAGTTCCTATTAGTGCTGTTACAAAAGCTAAAAAATGATTAAGCTAGTAGATTTACTATTTGAAGATAAAGAAGTTAATACTAACTTCTACCAACAAGTACTTGATAAAAGTAATGGTGTATCTATATCTAGTAGAAAATACTTTCAATCCGTAATAGATTCGGTTAAAAAACGAGGTGGTAAAGCTACCCCAAGACAATACGATATACTAGAAAGAATACGAAGAGGAGATTTTTCTTACCACCCAAGAAACTAATATGAAAAAATCTGATTTAATAAATATAATTAAAGAAGAATATAAAGCTGCTTTATCTGAAGCTAAAATATTCGATGATCCGAATGATTTGCTATCGGGTGTAGATAAGTATGTATCTGATTTGTCTATCAAAGTAATAGGTTGGAGAAAACAATTAACTGAGATACTTGAAAAAGATACTGGGTATCAAAACATGGCTAACATGTTAACTAACTTTATAGAAGTAGTTAAAAAAGAATTTACTTTAATCGAAAACTTTAAAAATGATGTAGACGAACATATTCGAGAATATAACGAAATATATCAAAAAAGTGGACAATTAAGTTCTGAAGATGAGAAAAAATTTGATGAACTAGAAGAATTAGGTTATAAACTAGACAATGTAACTGGCCAATTAGAAGAATATATAGAAGGATTAGAAAAAATAATTGAAAGCTACGAAACATTATCTGACACAGTACGATACGTAGTTAAATTTGATTTAAAAGCATGAAACAAGTATTAATAGAAACCCAATTTTTTACTGCTAAACCTTTAAAACTAGTTGAAGGTACTGTACCAACAAGTAACCCACTTGTTGAGGGTATATTAGCTACTTGTGAAGTTAAAAACGGCAATGGTCGTTACTACTCAAGAGATTTGTGGGAACGTGAGATAAACAAGTATATGGAGAATGTTAAAGCAAACCGTGCTTTAGGTGAGCTAGACCACCCAGACTCTTCTATTATCAACTTAAAAAACGTATCTCACAACATTAAAAAGATTTGGTGGGATGGAGACCATGTAATGGGAGCAATTGAACTATTACCTACACCATCAGGCAATATTTTAAAAGCACTATTTGATAATGGTATACCAGTAGGTGTATCATCACGTGGAATGGGTTCATTAAAACAAATGGGTGATTTAATGGAAGTACAAGACGATTTCGAATTATTATGCTGGGATTTTGTTTCTACACCCTCTAACCCCGGATCATATATGAAAGAAGTAGGTATGATGAACGAATCTAAATTACCTACTCAAACTAACAAATACCAAAAAGTAAATTCTATTATCACAGATATACTTTGTGCTAATGGATCTTGCCCAATATTTTAATGCTATGAATAGAATATACCTAAAAAATCTTATCAAAGAAGTAATCCGCGAATTTGAAGTATCAAGTGGTGATATTGAAATAGAAGACAATGACCCTGCTTCTTTTGAAGAAACAATGGATCAAGTAGGTATAAATTATAGTAGCATTGAAATAGATGGAGTAGATGAACGTGATGCTCCTGATTTCGTAGACTCATATGTATCATACGCTGAGTGGAACGATGGCACCGAATTAACAGATGAAGATCTAGACTACCTAAATAATCTAGAGGAGTTCCAAATTTTAGCCCAGGATAAAGCACGCGAACAAATGTATATGTAACCCCTCCTATAATAGTATTTTAGGACCAACCCTACAGAAATGTAGGGTTTCTTTTTCTTCTATACATAAATGTGACTTTACATATCTCTATATATATGTATACTCAAATATGCTATTTTCTATATAGCATCTATTATAACAAATCTATTACGCTTCTATATTAAGCGTATTTCCAAAACAATTTAATTGAGGACAAAATGAACAGAGAAATGCTCAAAGAAGCAATCGCTGAGGCTAAAACCATTAAGGAAACTGCTATCGCGAATGCAAAAGCTGCTCTTGAAGAAGCCTTTACCCCACAATTGACAGCAATGTTTGCTGAAAGATTAAACGAGGAAGAGGAAGAAGACGGAGTAAAAGAAAATTACAGTTCAGATGATTCAGACTTAAGTCTAGAAGAAATCTTAGCTGAGTTAGAGGCTACCAACGAAGATGATTCTAAAATGGAAGAAGAAGGTATGTATGAAAACATAGATGAAGATCTAATGTTAGAAGACATGTCTGACGAAGAAATTGAAGAATTAGTAGTTCAGGTAATCGATGACATGATCGCATCTGGTAAGCTTGTAGCTGGTGAAGAATCAGAAGAAGAAGAAGATGAAATGGAAATGGACATGGACGACATGGATATGGACATAGACATGGAAGATGGAGAAGAAGGTGAAGAAGAAATCGAAGACAAAGATGAAATTGAAATCGACGAAATCTTAGCTGAAATCTTAGGTGAAGAAGAAAAAGTAGAAGAAGGATTATTAGATAAAATTACTTCTTTCTTTGGTAGTGTACTTGGAGATTTTGAAAGAGAAAATAAAGAACTTATTTCTAAATTCCAAAAGAGTGCTAAAACTGCTGAAGATAAGAAAGAACTTATTGATGCCTTAACTGCTTGGGGAAGAAAAAACCAAATTGAAGGCCCGTACATCCAAGCTGCTAGAACAGCTGCAAGTGAAAAATACGGATTAGGCTTAAAAGGAGGTTCTACTACCGCACAAATGGGTACATTTGAAGCTAAAGAAATGGAAGAAACAATTGCTGAATTACGTTCTGAACTTAATGAGGTTAATTTGTTAAATGCTAAATTACTTTACACTAACAAAATCTTCAAAGCAAAAAACCTTACCGAATCAGAAAAAGTGAAAGTATTAAATACTTTCGACAAAGCAGAAACAGTAAAAGAAGTGAAGCTTGTATATGAAACATTAACTGAGTCTTTAAAAGCATCTACTGCTAAGAAGAACACAATTAAAGAATCATTAGGATCAGCTTCTAAAACTATTACTCCTGCTGCCCCAAAACAACCAATTATTGAAGTAAACGATGCTTTTGCTCGTATGCAAGTATTAGCAGGTTTACGTAAATAAAAAATTAAATTAAAATTAACTTAAATCCGATTAAAAAAATGGAAACAATTCAATCATTAGTTGAATCTGCAAACCCATGGAAATCACTTCAAAGCGACGCAGCGCGTTTAGCTAACAAGTGGTCTAAAACAGGCCTTTTAGAAGGTTTGGGTGAGGATATCAATAAAAACAACATGGCTTTGATGTTGGAAAACCAAGCAAAGCAATTAGTAGTTGAAGCTTCTTCAACAGGAGCTAGCTCTTACTTCACTTCAGGTCAATCTGGTGAGAACTGGACTGGAATCGCATTGCCATTAGTACGTAAGGTATTTGGTCAAATCGCAGCGAAAGAATTCGTTAGCGTTCAACCAATGAACTTACCTTCTGGTCTTGTATTCTTCTTAGATTTCCAATATGGTACTGCTAAGAACCCATTCTCTCAGAACGGATCTTTATATGGTAACCGTAATGCAGGTAGCACTACCCCATTCTCAACTCCTGCTCCTGTAGGTGGTTTATATGGTGCTGGTCGTTTTACTTACACTACTAACCAATTCTCATCTTCAGCTCTTACTCTTACTCAGGGTGCTGCTATAGCTGCTAACTCTGTATTTACAGCTTCTTGGGCTCAAGTTAACTTTGATTCAACTTTATCTGCTTCTGCAGCTGCTGGTAACATCAAAGCTCTTACAATCCAAACTTCTTCTATTCCTAACTTTGACCCAGAAGCAGTTCGTGGATTTAACATCACTTCAGGTTCTGTTACAATTGCAACTAACTTACCTGCATTTACACAATTGGAATTAGCTTCTGGATGTCTTACATTCTTTGTAACGGCTTCTACTGCTAACCTTGCAACTGCTGGTGCTGCTTATGTTGTAACTTATAACAAAGCAACTACTGACCAATATCGTGGTGATTTCGAAGATGGTAGCTCATTCGCTGTTCCTAACAACGCAAGTACTACTTCTATCGGTGCTGCTATCCCTGAGATCAACATATCTATGCAATCTCAAACCATCACAGCTAAAACTAAAAAGTTAAAGGCGGCATGGACACCTGAATTTGCACAAGATTTGAACGCTTACCAAAACTTAGATGCTGAAGCTGAATTAACTAACATTATGAGTGAGTACATCTCTTTAGAGATCGACTTAGAAATCTTAGATATGTTAATTGAAGATGCTCCAGCTGCTAACACTGAGTACTGGTCAGCTGTTAACAACAATACTTTGAATGCTGCTGGAACTGACTTTACCCAGTCTTTAGGTTTCTACAACACTCAAGGTGCTTGGTTCCAAACTCTTGGTACTAAGATCAACAAGATCAGCAACAAGATTCACCAATTAACCCTTCGTGGTGGTGCAAACTTCATGGTAGTATCTCCAACTATTTCAACTATCTTGGAATCAATCCCAGGATTTGCTGCAAATGCTAACGGTGCTGAAGACATGGAATATGCATTCGGTGTACAAAAAGCTGGTCAATTCAACAGCCGTTACACTGTTTATAAGAACCCTTACATGACTGAAAATACTATCTTAGTAGGTTTCCGTGGTAAGCAATTCTTAGAGGCAGGTGCTGTATTCGCTCCATACATTCCATTGATCATGACTCCTCTTATCTACGATCCAACTACCTTCACTCCACGTAAAGGATTGTTGACTCGTTTCGCTAAGAAGATGTTACGCCCTGAATTCTATGGTAAGGTTTACATCAACGGTTTGAACACCCTGTAAGCAACCCCTAGATAATATCTAACAATTAAGCCCAGAGTAATCTGGGCTTTTTTGTTGATATTTATACTCAAATAATAAGTCATGACAGATTTCAATAGAAGTGAAGAGGCAAAAAATATCTTTAAAGAAAAGAGGAAGCCTAAAAATCCGATTAGTTTTAAAATACAACTAAACGAGGAGCAGAAAGAAGCAAAACAAGTCATCTTAGATAATCCTGTTACACTATTAAAAGGTATGGCTGGGTCAGGTAAAACATTAGTTGCTTGTCAAGTTGCTTTAGATTTAATGTTTAGAAAAGACATCGAGCGAATCATCATCACTAGACCTACAGTAGCAAAAGAAGAAATAGGTTTCTTGCCTGGTGACTTAAAAGAAAAAATGGACCCATGGTTGGCTCCTATCTATGCTAACTTACATATGTTATATGATAAGACTAAAATAGAAAAAATGGTAGCAGATGGACAAATTGAAATTGTACCATTTGCATTTATGAGAGGTAGAACATTCCCAGACGCAGTAGTAATAGTAGACGAATGTCAAAATATTACTCATGGTCAAACCGAAATGATATTAGGTCGTTTAGGTAAAGGTGGAAAAATGATATTTTGTGGAGACATCACTCAAACAGACTTAAAACAAAAGAAAGATAGTGGTATTGGTTTCTTTACTCGTTTAGAAGCAGAAATTAAAGGAGTAAAAGTAATAACATTAAAAACAAACCATCGCCACGAAATTGTAGAGCCTATACTTGGTTTATATGCTGAATATAGAGACTAAATATTTATAGCTAAACACTAACATGGCAGCAGGAAAATACTCATTTGTAATAGAACAAGGTTCAACAGTAGATTTTGAAATCCAATATAAAGACTCATCTAATAACCCAGTCGACCTAACTGGGTATAGTGGTAAAATGATGATTAGATCTAATTATGCTGATCAAAATCCTACCACATATGCTATATTATCTAGTTCTTTAGCTGCTGATGGTACTGGCCTAAATTTTAGCGGAAGTAATGGGACTACTCCACCTACCTCTGGTTCTATAGGCATCTATATATCTGCCGCATCATCTTCGAATTTTACATTTAATACCGCACGTTATGACCTAGAAATAACATCAGGTAGTGTAGTAACTCGAATTTTAGAAGGACAAGTTAGTTTAAGCCAAGAAGTAACACGATAATGTCAGTAAACGTTAATACAACTACTAACACAATAGTAGT